TCAGCCGCTCCCGGCCTGATGAGAGGCCATAGCCCGCGACCCTGGGGGGCGGCTGGGGGGTGACGATCGCTCCGCCGTCAGATCGAAGATCAGAGCCATCCGCTCGGCCACATCGTCGAGCGAATTGTCGAAGAGGTGCCCGTACAGATCCATCGTCATCGCCGCCGAAGAGTGCCCCAACATGCGCTGGACAACCTTCGGATCCGCCCCGGCCCGGATGAGCCGCGACGCCGCGGTGTGCCGAAGGATGTGGGTGCCGATCGCCTGTTCGCCGATCGCCACCCGGGCCGCGTTCCAGCGCCGCCGCCACAGAGTCTTCGTCCACCCGTTGCCGGCCGGCCCGGGGAACAACAGGTCGTCCGGTTTGCGGCCGGCGGCCAGCAGCACCAGGGCGTCGAAGTGGTCACCGGAGACGGGCACCTCGCGGTGCTTGGCCGTTTTCGTCTCGAGGTAGTGGCGTTTGCCCTTCGCCTCGACGTACCCGCGGTGGATGAGGATCCGCTTCCGGTCCATCACCAGGTCACGGACGAGGAGCGCAGCCATCTCGCCCCAACGCATGCCGGTCTTGACCAGGGTCCACACCTCGAGGGAGTGCGGACCCATGGCGGCGGTCAGGGCGTGAACCTGGTCGTCGGCGAGTGGCACCTTCTCGCCGGTGCGGGTTGACGGCAGAGTCAACTTGTCGAGTGGGTTCGAGGGCAGGTTCTTGTCCTGGACGGCGAGGTCGAGGAGGGAAGACAGGATCATGCCGGCCCGCCGGGATTGGGACCCGGAGAGAGGGAAGGTGATCCGCTTCCGGCCGGTGTCGGTGCTGACCCATTTCTCCTGGGTCAGGTTCGCCATCCACTGCTCCACCGCGGGCCGGCGGATCTGGCCGACCGGAACGGTGCTCCACTTCGGCTGGATGTGTTTCGCCCACAGGGAGTCGTAGGTCGCCAGGGTCGTCGGCCGGAGACGGTTCTTCCCGGCCCGCCACCCGACCCACAGCTCACCCACGGTGACCCGGGCCCGGGCAACGGGAACGTACGTGCCGTCGAGCTTCTTGGACTCGACGTTGATCAGGTACTTGGCGGCGGCGTCCTTCGTCGTGAACGACATCTTCCGGCGGGTGCCATCCGGTTCGACCCACTCCGCCCGCCAGCGCTTCCCCTTGCCATACCGCAACGTCCGAATGCGTTTCGGTTTCGTGGGTTCCTCGGTGTCCGGATCTTTCCCGGGGTCGTCCGGGTCGGGCATCATCCACCGGTCTTCGACGTTACCCACGCTCCTCCTTGTCGGCGGCGAGGATCGCGTCGATGACCGTGAGGACGGCGACGCGTTCGGACTGGGTGAGCCGGTCGGCGCGTTTCGGCAGCACGAACCTGCCGAGTCGAGGTCGTTGGCCGGCCGCGCGGAGGACGTCGGAGACGGGGAGGTCAAGAGCGGTTGCCAGGGTGTCGGCGATCTTGTCGCCGATGGCCTGGTGGCCGAAGTGCACGATCTTCCGGACGGTCTCGTACGACCATTCGCCGGCTTCGCCGCCGCCGCCGCGTTCCCAGACTTGCTTCACCGAGAGTGGCTTGCCGTTGACGTTGCCGAGTTCGGCCATGCGTCTTTGGACCAGGTCTTGCAGGGTTTCGTCCATGGTGCTCCGTTCGTGGGTTCGTCTGACTACTACTGGAATATTACTACTCTACTTGTCAAACAGCGGTAGTCACTGAGCTGCTGCATTCGCGATCTTGACCAGCACATCGGCCGGCGGGATCCACAGACCGAGCCGACCGGGGCAGGAAATCGCCCGGCTGCCGAAGTTGCGGGCCGACGACGTCGACCATGCCCACCGGCCCGGGCCGTGGTCGCCTAGTGCGCGCTCGCGGTCATCGGGGCCGTGCTCGCCACTACTGGTCGACCGGGTCTGGAACAGGTCCACAGTTCCCACGATCGCGCCGACGGGCAGCCGGTAGGGCCAGCCGCCGTGGCCTCGGAGCAACAGACCGGACCGGTCTCGTTCGACGGTGATACCGCCGAGTTCGATGGTCTGCCCGATCCTGCAGGGCATCGCCAGCCCGGCGTGGATCGCGAGGGTGCCGCGGAACTTGGTGTCCCAGGACCGGGTTTCCATGCGCTTGATTCCTGCGACGAGGAGGGTGGCCCAGGGTTGGCGGACGGTCAACGCCCGCATCGGCTCAGACACGGAGATCCTCCCGCCCGAGTTGAAGCAGCGCCTCGTCGAGGGCGTCGGTCAACGCCTCGATCTCGACGTCGTTGCTGTCGAGCACCGACGCGTCTCGGGCGGCTTTCACCAGCTCGGTCAGCCGGTCCTCGTCCTCCGTCACGACCATGAAGGTCGGTGTCGGGGATACCTCGTGCGTTCGATCGGCCGCAGTGACAGGCCGCTGAACGACCCGGAGCTCACCCATTGCTGTCACCACCCTCGGCGGGTGCCGGAGCTGGCCCCTCATAGATGAAGCAGCCGCTACCCCAGTCGGACCACTCGACGGTCACCTCGTGGCGGCCGAGACCGTGCTCGCTGGCGATATCCCAATGGGAGTCGCTGAAATCCAGCGTTTGAATGAATGCGCAGCCACCGATCGGCACACACCATCCGCCCCCACTCAGGTAGGAATGCGGCACACCGTGCTCAATATGCGGGTTGTCGATGTCATGGTCGTACCGCTCGTCACTCCGGAGGAGATGCACGCCCTCCTCGCACTCGGCATACAGGGCGCAGCCCTTGCCATCGCACACGATCTCGAAGTCGAAATCGTCGTCATCGGTAGCCGAATCCCAGCCCACCGGGCGGGTGATCACCAGAAAATGCGCCATCACGCACCACCCTCGGCGGATTCGATCAGCTCGGCCAGGGCCTCGAACAGGTCAATCAGGGCGTCCGTGTCGAGGTGCATCCCGGCCGGCACCAGTCCTTGCACCTTCACCGCTTCCAGCACCACCGGAAGATCGCGGCACGCATCGGCGACAGACGACGTGGCATACCGGCCCCACCGCAGGCACTCCGCGGCGTTGATAAACGTGTCGCTCTCGACGGTCTCGCCGTGCTGGTTCTTGATGGGCTCAGCCATTGTTGGCACCACCCTCGGCAGGCTGGTCGGACGGCCAGATGATCGGCTCGGACGCCTCGATCCGGACCTCACACCCGTGGGCGACCAGCAGCGGCATCCGGTCCACAAGGGCTTTCTTCGTCAACGCGCGGCGGAGGACCGTGCCCGGCTCCGGTGGCTTGTGCCACACCACGCCGTCGCGGCCTTCATCCTCGCCCCACGACGGCTCACTCACCCGGTTCGGGTTGATGAACGGGCCGGGTGGGGCCGAGACCAGCACCAGCCGGTAGATCCGCTGCACCGTGTCCTGGGTGCGGCGGCGGATCCGGTAGGGGTATTCAGCCATTGTCGGCACCACCCTCGCCGAGAATGCGGTCGTGCTCGCAGGAGTGGAGACCGGAATGACCTCGGGGAAGGAGGCACCGACACGGCGTGTTGTCGCCCACGTTGAACCCGCACACCGGGCTGACAGCGGCAACCGCGGTGAGCGCGGCCGTTTCGGCCCGGGCGATCGACTCCGCCGGCGTGACCGGGTCAGCATCGAACTCCAAATGCTGGCAGAACTCGCACACCCCGACCCAGTAGGTGCCGGGCGGGAAATTGTCCTGATGGGTCCAGTTGTAGTGGTGCTCGCAGGCGGTCGGGTCGGTCTGCGCTGCCGCAGGTCCGAAATCTCCGGGGACGATGATCAGGTGGTACAGGCCGTTGGGGTCCGTGTAGGCCCCGTCGGTGACGTCGATCGAGTGGCCGTCCTGATCCTCGATCTCAACGAAGAACGGAGGGCGGTGGTCGCCCGGATATTCCAGGACGACGTGGATCTCAGTGCGGGAATCGTTGCTCATGCTGGGATGTCTTTCCGTTGGGTGATGGTGGAGGCGCGGGTGTTCAGCGCCGTCTCGGATTCGTCAGGGTCGACCCACGCGGCCAGCGCCATGATGACCTGGGCCATCCGGGCGGGCTCGAGGGTGCAACCGAGCGTCAAATGCTTGTGGAGATCACGGATGTCGAACTCGCGGATGTCGGTCACGACGGCCCATGCGGTGATCGACACGGCGCCCATGTCCGAATCGGCGGTGCTGATGTCGATGTCCGGGTCGGCTGGGCGGGCGTAGTCCTTCCACGTCTTCCGGTACTCGGCGACGGACAGGGCCGCGGTCATGCCGCTGGCAGGGTGTGGAGGTGCAGCTCGGTGTGGCCCGGCGGCAGCGGGCACGGCTGGAACGCCCCGTACCGCTGCCCGCACCGCGGATCCTCACGGAGGAACTGGCCGGTCTCCGCCTCCCACTCGAACCCGCACGGCTCACACCGGTACACCGCGGACAACGTCACCGGGGTGTCGCACTCCGGGCACGCCGCGACCGGGCCGGCGAACGACACCGGGAACGGCTGCCCGGCCATGTGAGGGTCTTCGTACTTGGCGGCCGGGCCGGTGGGGCGGTCGTGGACCGGGCATGGCCAGCAGCCCGGTTTGCACTCGTGGACCGCGGTGGCCGTCACAGGTCGACCAGCTTCCAGACCGGGGACTCGTCCAGGTGCAAGCGCAGGATCATGCCCGGGTGTTTCCGCCACCCAGCGTAGTCACCGCCGTACACCACGAACTTGTCGTCGCACACCCGGAAGATCGGGTCATCCTGGGTGGACGCGGCGTTCTCGTAGACGTCGTACCCGGCTGGTCGGCTGTCGAGGAGGTTCGTCCGCATGTTGGCCGGCGGGGGCGGGGTGACCGGGACGCCGTTCTTCCGGTACCAGTCCAGAACGTTCGCGGGCTCGACGTGCCGCCAGGACGGAAAGCGCGCCTCCCAAACGGTTCCGTCTTCGGCGAGGGCACGGAGGCCAGTCTCGTCGTCGTGGTCGTGGCCGGCGAGCTCGACGATCTCCCGGGCGGGGGCGTCAGCGAGGAGCTGTGCGCGGATGGCGGCGTGGTACTCGGCGGGGGTGGTGATCACAGGAAGACACTCCGGAAGATTTGGGCGCCGAAGACCAGCGCGATGATGATGAGGACTGCGGTGATGCAGGTGACTTCGCGGCGATCTGCGGCACCGGACTTCGGTGCGGGGATCCGCTGCGGGCGCGGGAAAACTGCCGGGTGCTGCCAGGTGCGGGGCATCACGAACGCCCCCGACCGTGCGCGTCCTCGTATGCGGTCACCGTCGGGAGGAGAGCCTGGGTGGCCTCCCGCATTTCCCGAGCCAAAGCAGTGACGACCTCGCCGACCTCGGCCCACGCAGCTGCGTCAGGTGCGGCGGCGACGGCCGTGTCGATAGCGGCGTCGTACTGGGCGCAGGCGTTGAAGACAGCGTCGATCGCGTAGGCCAGGTCCAAGGTGCTCTCGTCCGTGACCGGGCGGCGAACCGCGGCGGTCATGGAGACACCTCGCACTCGATGATCGGCATCCAGAACATCTGCACCGAGTTCCCTACGGCCATGGTCTGGAAGAACCCGCGGTCGACAGCGGTCTGACCGGCCGGGCAGGCGGTGGTGTCGAAGTCGCATGCGGTCAGGGTGACCGCGGTGGTAGCGAGGACGGCCGCGGCGGCGGCTAGTTTCAGTGCCCTCATGCTCCTGCCGCCAGCGCAAGGAGGTTGTCAAGGGTGTCGATACGAGCCTTGGCGGAGTCGATCCGCTTTGTGATCGCATCCAAAACCGCCGTCGGCATGCCCCAGGCCGTTCTGAACTCGACCAGGTCCTTTTCGGCCATCGCTCGGTTGGCGGTGGCGAGCAGACGTTCCCGATTGAGGTGTTCGACCCAAGGGGCTAGACGCAGCTCGGTCTGAACTTTCGTGGCGGCGGTCATACCTGACCACCTTTCCGGCCCGACGTACGGACAGGCCGTCCGTGATGGACGGTTATCGCGTCCGTTTGGGTCACAAAAAGATCCTCAATGGGCACGCCGAGCGTGTGGGCGATGAGGATCGCCGGGTCGGTCTTCAGAGTCTTGGCGGTGCCGGACAGCAGGCGCTGCAGATAGGTGTGCGACTTCCATCCTGCGGCGATAGCCATCTGGCGGATCGAGATCTCCTGAATGACCATCAGGGTGGCGAGTCGTTTCCGATCTCTTACGTACATCCAGACGCTCCTTCCTGTGGTTGTTGGGCGGGCGAGTGTCATTGTCATTGGATCTCCCTGTCGAGTGGTGTCCGGTATTACTGGATTGAGTAGACAGGAAAAGTGTCCGTTCGTCAACCATGAAACGCAACACGTATCGGCAGATCAGCCGGGACCTCGGCAAACGATGCGGAAGAATCGCAAAGAGTTAGTGTCCGCCACTAGTGTCCACTCGCCCCGTCTGTAGTGACCGGAGCAGTGGACACGCACCACTCCCGCGATGAGGATTTGACCATGACACCTGGCAGCAACCCGCTCGCCAAGCTGATTGACGCCGCACGGGAGGCAAACGGATGGTCAGACCCGGACGTGGTCCGCCGAGCCAAAGCAGCCGGCCACCAGATCAGCAAGAGCCACATCTCCGGCATTCGCCGCGAGGGTGTTACCGCGCTGAAGGCCAGCCTCGTCCTCGCCCTGGCCGACGGCCTTGGCGTCCCCGTGAGGGAAGTCCTCCGGGCCGCGCTGGAAACCCTCGGCCTCCCGGCAGGTGACAACTCGATATCCCCGGAGCAAGCGCTCAGGAACGACCCGTCGATCCCTGTGGGTGCGAAGCAGATGATCCTCATGCAAATCCGTGCGGCACGTGATGCCGCCACACAGACAGGCACAACGAGTGAAGAAATCCAGGAACCGAAGCAAGACCAGGGAAGCCCGCAGAGCCGCGGAGCGCGCCGATCAGGAGCCCCCATAGGTGTAAAGCCCAGGTTAAATGCTGTGTCGGACCCTGATGCCACAGTGAGCACAACCGAGGCCGAAGACGACCTCGGGCTCGTCGCGTATCAGGGGGACCCAGATCAGAGAGCAGCAGTCAGAGACCTCATCGAGAAAGGTCTCCGAGAGCAAGGACGACACCCAGACCAAACCCGGTAGGTACCACCCTTGGCGGCACCTCCGGTCCATCCCGGACCTGACTTTCATCATGGTCCCGGACCTGCCCGGGGGAGCAGCGTGGTACGACCCGGACCTGAACGCCATCGTGATGGACTCCAAGGAGTCTCAGGTTCGTCGCCGGTTCCTGATGGCCCACGAACTCGCCCACTACGAACGCGGCGACCGCGCAGTGGGTGGGGCCGACTGCCTGCGGCTCGACGCCCGGCAGGAACGCGAGGCCGACAAACTGTGTGCCCGCTGGCTCATCCACATCGACGACCTCGTCGACGCCGCCCGCTGGTCCTACACCCACGAAGAGCTGGCCGATGAGCTGTGGGTGCCGGTGGCTATTCTGATGGTCCGGCTTGATCATTTAGAGCACTCAGAAGTCCTGGCGCTTCGAGCGGCCACCAAACACCACCGAGAGGACCATCAGTGAGCGCAACAGAGGTCACCGTGCCTGGCACCACGTCGAACTGGCAACGCGAATGGAACAAGAACACGGCCTTGCACGCGATCTACGGTGTTGCGGCCTTGCTGTTCATTGCGGGGCTCGTGGTAATCGTGACCGCCAAATCTACGCCCGCTGATCCGTATGGCTACTACGGTGCCAATGCAATGGAATGGGACGCCGTTCAGGCGTCCATAGGTGGCGGCCTGGCATTTCTCGCCGTACTCTTCTTTGTAGGTACTCTATTTTTCAACGCGTGGAAGCACGAATCCAGACATCAGGTTTGCGCCAGCCTCGCCATCGCCGTCAGTGATGGCGATTCAGACTATTCAACGAACAGGTAGGAGAGCACGTGGAAATCTGGAATGGTGAGAGGTTCGAGTACGCGCGGGTGAACGAGATCATATTTCGAGTGCCGGACGACATGCTCAAAATGACATTCGTTTTAGAATCGATTCAGGCGTGTGTTGCCGAACCTGATCAGTCGACGATTGCAATGCTGAATCGGTTAGGTGAGCAGGGCTGGATGATCACGGATTCTCGAGTTCACGACCCGGGGCACACGCCAGCGATGCTTCAGAAGGCCGCCCGTGCGTTACATGATGATCTACTCACACCAGTTCGTTGGGAGAGCAGGTTCATGACCCGTCGTATTCCCGCGGATCAGTAGTGTCAGTCGATTGGGGGAGTGCGCCAACCTGGTTTGCCTTCGCGGCAGCGACAGTCGCGACCACATTCACCTGGCGTGCCCTTATTCGCGAGCGGAGACGAGACGAGGCGCGCGACGTAGACAAGCGTCGACGGCAAGCAAGTAAAGTTTCGATTTGGTCCGACATACATGACCATGGAGTCATGTTTCTGGTCGTCGCCAACCGAAATGACCTGCCCATGCGAAATATTGTCTGTCGTCTTTCGTATATGCCGCCAGGGTCGGGAGAGTACACACTTTCGATTGCAATTATCCCTCCTGGTGAGATGAATTATACGCTATCTCGAGAACACTCAGATATTTTTCTGAATATTGCTTCGCGCAGTGAGTCTGCAAGTTATCCAGGATTTGGCATTAGTTTGAGTTTCAATGACGCGAATGGGATTCGGTGGCACAGAGCCGACGACAACCGGTTGGTGGAGGTTCTTTCAGAAGCCCTTGATCCGGCTCATCCTGATGGATCCGAGGTAGAGCTCAAGGTGACTGCCTCTCGGCGTGCTTTCGCTGACTGATCAGGGCAACGAACTAGACCGCCGGCCGGTTCCTGATTCGGTGTCCGCGTTTGTCGTATTTCGGACAGATGCACTGCTCCGGGTCGGTGTCGTACAGGTCGACGGCGGCCAGGGCGATCACCTCGGCCTCGCCGTGCCGGTGGACCCGGGTGGCTGCGCCGATCGCACCGGCCCAGCACACGGGGGTGTGCTCGTCAGGCTTCAGGGTGATGTACGGGTTCGTGGGGCGGCCGTGCTCGTCGAACTCCTTGTCGATGGCGGCGTTGGTCGCGCGAATGCGGGCGGCGAGTTCTGCCCTGGTGAACTGCGGGTCGCCGGTCATGGGGTCACTGTAGGCCGGAGGGGCGACGGTGGAAATATTTCTAGTGCGGGCTTGACTTGACGTTCTAGTGCGCTCTAGACTAATCTCATGAAGCGCAAGGACCTCCTCAAGAAGATCAGCCAGATCGCCAAAGACCAGGGCCTCGCGATGCACCTGGAAGAGGGGGGCAGCCACACCAAGGTCACCGTCGGAACCAAGAACACCGTGGTTCCCCGCCACAACGAAGTCAACGAGATCACCGCCAAGGCGATCCTGAAGCAGATCGGAGGCCCGAAGTGAGGGTCACAGCGAACGCCACCCGCTCCGGCGGGTGGTGGGCCGTGTCTGTCCCCGAGGTCGAGGGACTGTTCACGCAGGCAAAACGATTGGACCAGATCCCGGCGATGGTCGCCGACGCCGTCGAGCTGCTCACCAACGTGCCGGCCGCCAGTGTCGAGGTCACCGTCCGCCCCGAGGTGCCCGAGTCCGTGCGCGCCCACCTGGCCGAGGCGGAGGTGCAGCGGGAGGCGTCTGCCGCCGCGAATTCCCGGGCCGCCGCGGAGACACGGGAGGCAGCCCGGGAGCTGAAGGAGCAGGGGATGCCGCTGCGGGATGTCGGCGCGGTGCTGGGTGTGTCCTACCAGCGAGCGTTCCAACTGGTCTCCGAGTCGGTATAGCTTCGGGATCAGTCGGGCGCGCGCAGGCGCGACCATCGACGGGCAATAACGGTGCGTCCTGCTGGCCGTCGGACCTGCGGTATGTTCTTTCGGAAGGCTGCTCAGTCCGGATCATTCCTAGATTTGACGGAGAGGGAGGGCGGTGTTGGATGTGGCTCTAGATCTGTCGTGGTCGGTCTTCTCGATTTCGTGGGTAGATTGGATTGGCGTCTTCGCGTTGGGTCTCGCGCTCTTTGGTGCCATCAAGGCTCGGAAGCAGGTCTCAGAAGTTACGCTAGCGATCGAAAAAACTGAGCGTCGGATGAATGCATTCACTGCGCGCTCGTTAATTGAGGCGATGCGTCGGGGTCAGCACTCGTTAATGATCGCAGTTGACCAGAATAGTCATTCTCTAGCGTATATGACATTAGATGAGTGGCGGTGGACGGTAAATCAGCTAAGCACTTTGCCTAAGCTGGCCGACCTGTTGACGCCAGAGCTTAAGGAGGCCTTAGGGCGTTCCGTGGCGCTCGCAACTGTGGCGATGAGACAGCTCAGCAATAAGCCCGGGAATGATGTCCGCACAAGTGTAAAGCGAGCCAAAGCAGAGGTAGAGATGGCTGTCGGTGAAGTAACCAAGACACTGTCTCTGTTCACAGGAACGACAGAAGGAGGAGTGAGCTAAGTGTCTAGTGCTGGCCGTAGTCGGGTTCTCAGAGAGATCCTCGAGAGACTAATTCAGTCAACCAAGAACGAAAATATTGTATGGCAGACTACTGATGGTGACACTTCGTACTATGCATCATTGGGGACCAGTCAGGTAATTGTTTCCCGCATGCCTGCGTTTGAGCAGTACCGATTCGAAATCGTCTCCCAAGAAGGCGTAATAAACACTGATATAACTGTTAGTGAGCGGCGTGCGATGTTTGCAGTTGATGACTATGCCCCTGAAATTATTGACCTATTTGCCAACGTAGAGAAGCAAGTGAATGCGATTCCCGACGAGTTGATGGATGTACTTCAGTCGCTGAAAAATATCGAGGGCGATGGGTAGTAGTAACAAAATTTCAAGAACTTCGCGTGGTGCAGCTCGCCCGCTCATCGCGAGCGGGCGAGCTCTCCCTCAAAGCAATCCCGCTACGGCAGGCAGGATATCCAGGTGTCGGCCCAGATGGCCGACCGGTTTTCCCGGACGCCGTTGAGGCGTTTGTAGAGGTGGATGCCGAGGGAGACGAGTTCGGAGTCTTCCGGGCCGAGGTAGCCGGCCATGCCGGGGGCGTAGTTGCCGGTGCGGATGAGTTCCATGAACGCGGCCCGGGCGTTGGCGCCGTAGAGGGACTGGTAGCAGGAGTCGTAGGTGCCCAGGACGCTGCCGGTGTCGGGGTTGTAGATCGTCTTCGACCCGGGCCGGGTGCCGAGGGCTGCGGCGGCCGGGTACGTGGAGACCGCCGGGGCCGCGGCAGGGGCCGGGGTGGGCGCGCTGACGGCCGCGGTGGCGGCGGGGGCCAGGCCGAAGGCGACCAGCAGGGTGAGCACGATGGCGGCGATGATCGGTTTGCGCCGGGGGGAACGACGAGACACAGGGTGTTCCTTTCGAGGGGGTTGGTCCGCTGCCGCGTGCGCGGTGCGGATGTGGCTGAATTTGGTCAGTAGTCGACTCCGTAATCGCGGGCCAGGGCGGTGAGTACCTGCCCGGTGTTGTCGGCGTACGGGTCCTTGTCGTAGATCGCGGCGAACCCGATTTCGCAGGTGGCGCTGTTCGCCCCGACGAGGCCGCCGTCGCCAGCGGATCCGAGCTTGAACGCGGTCATCGCCCCGGTCCCGGGGTTCCCGGCGGTACCGGTGACCTTGTCGATCCGCTGGGTACTGGAAGCCCCTTGGAACCTGGCGACGATCAGGCGGGGTTTGTCGGCCACCCATGGCACCCCGGAATGGATCACGGTCCCGGCCGAGATGAAGTACTGGTTCGTGGACCCGGCCTTGCCGATCCCGGCGTTCCCGGACTGGCCGGTGGCCAGCACCAGCTCCGTGGTCGCGGTGGGGCCGGTGAACGCAGCGATGAGGACCGCCCAATACGCCTGCGCGCGGACGTAGGGCAGCACGAGATGGTGGTTCGAGGTGCGCAGGAAACGGGCCACCCACTGCCCGCCCATCAGAGCACTGCGCTCGTACACCGGCCGGGCGGTGCCACCGGTGTTGGTCAGGTACTGCCCGGTGATCGGGTCACGCCACCGGTCGATCCGGTCGCCGTTCACCAGGGGGGCACCGCCGGGGCCGTTGGCACCGTTCGGGTCGCCGGCCCAGAACGCGACCAGCGGTCTCGGGCCGTCCGTGATCGGGTCCACCGTGCGGACGCCGTTGTGGAAAGCCCGGTCGACCACCGGTGTCCCGGAGGCGGTGTAGATCACGCCGGACCCCAGTACCGGTCCGGTTCGACCTGCAGGGCGGGTTTCACAGTGCCGATCCAGATGTACCCCTTGTATCCCCAGTTCGGCCGCGGGTAGTTCGGGTCGTTGCCGTGGAGCAGGAACGCGAACGTGTCGGCCCTCGCCGCCCGGGCGTCGAGTTGGCCTTGCACTCCGCCGGTGACCCCGGCCAGGCGGTTCAGTTCGGCCAGGGTGGCGGTGAGGCCGATCAGGGTGGTCGCAGCCGCCGCGCTTGTCGCCGAGTTCGCTGTGCCCGCGGTGGTCGCCGTTCCGGCCGACCCCGCGGTGGTCGCGTAGCCGGCGGTGGAGGCGTGCCCGGCGGTGTCGGAAGCCCCGGCCGTCGCCGCGCGGGCCACCGTCTTCCCGGAGTCCGGGGTGTTGTCGACCTGCCCCAAACCGATCTGCGACTTCGTGGTCCGGTGCGGGTTGGCCATGTCGGACAGGTGGACGTTCAGCGCATCCCAGATCGCGTCCAGGTCGGTCAGCTCGGCCAGGCCGATGACGTCACCGGGGCGGCCGTTGACCGTGGTGACCCCGCCGAGCGGGGAGGGCAGCGGCGACCAGGAGTCCAGGTCGGTGTGGTCACCGGTGCCCAGGATGTAAGTGACCCCGTAGCGGGGGTCCTCGGCGGAGCGGATGATTCCGCCGTCGCCCTCCTGCGCGTCGTCCCAGGCGAGCATGGATTCGATGTCGGGGAACTCCCGCACCGAGGTGAGGTACAGGGTCGACATGTTCGATGCCGACACGAACCCGGAATCGTCGAGGGTGGCCAGGCCGCCGGGCTGACCCTTGAGGCTGTTGATCAGGGCCATGACCTTGGAGGCGAAATCGGAGATCACCGAGGTGTCGATCGTGCCGGTGTGGTTGGCCCGGTCCCGGTCGGCCCCGGAGGCCACGGTGATCGCCGTGTTGGTGTAGCTGATCGTGGCGTACCCGGCCAGCGAGGACCGGACCTGCTCGAGTTCCGGCCGGGTGGCCAGGTCATCGATGCTGGGGATCCGACCATCAACGGCCATCAACTCGGCCTTCGTGGCCAAGGTGCCCGGGTCCGGGATCTGTTCCTGGACCCGGGCGAGCTCGACCTTGGTGGCCAACAGGTCCAGGTTCGGTGTCTCACCGGGAGGGCCCTTCAACGAGGCCAACCACTCACCGATAGTGCCGACGAACCCCTCCGCCACCGCCGACTGGTAGGCGCTGTCACCCGTCTCGCCCTTGATGACCGGGGCGGCCGGGATCGGCACCTGTCCGCCGATGGAGACCTGCGTCGGACGAGGCGCGACCAGCGCGGTGACCTGGAAGTCGCTCACCGTGACACCCGCCCGACGACAGCCACCGCACCCTGAATGATCTGGTACGGCTTCCCGCCCTCCGGGGTCAGCACCAGATCGAACACACCTGACGTCCACACCCAATCGGCCGAGACCTCCGGTGAAACCTGGATTCTGGCCACACCACTGGCGATCTCCACGGGAAACTCGTGGAGCACCACCTCGGACGTGGCGAACGGCCGGATCTGGCATTTCCCGGTCCACGAGTTGTCAACAGGGGACCCGAAAGCCACGATCTCCCAGGATTGCTCGAAGGCGATCCCTTGGATGATCGTGAGGTTCGTGATCGTCGCCACGGGCAGATCAGTCCTTGTCGGATTCGTTGACCGCATGCCGGCCGGGCCGGGGATCCGGCGCGTTGGGAACCAGGTAGGTCGCCGCGGCAGCGGTCAGGCCAGCACCGACGGACATGACGGCCTCTGCCACGGTGAAACTGCCGTCGGCCATGAACGCGCCCGCCGCCGCCGCTGTGGTGGCCACAGCGGTGGTGACGGCTTTGCGGTAGGGGGCGATGGACATCAGTCGGTCACCCCGATCAGCTCCCACGTCTTCGGGCCGACCGCCCCGGAGGGCGACACCTTGCCCTTGGTCTTCCGCTGGAAGTCCAGGACCGCCGCCGCGGTTGCCGGCCCGTAGAACCCGGTGCCGGTCAGCGGGTAGCCCTTGCGGGCCAGTGCCTTCTGCAGGCGGATGACGTTGGCCTTCTGTCCTTCGGATCCGGTGCCGTCGACCAGGCGGCTGTACCCCTTCACCTTCACGCCTGCCTTGGCGTAGCCCTGGCCCTTCGGGAGCTGGTACGCCCGCCGGGTTTTCGACATGCCGATCCCGGGCTTCGGTGTGGGTGCCGGGGGCGGCGGGGTGGCGGAGTAGTTCGGCCGGACGTATCCGCGGATCTCGCGGCCGTTGCGGTTGTGCTGCTTGCGGCGCATCGAGTTTCCGGTGCGGCCCTGTCCGGCGTCGGTGGTGTTGCCTTCCAGGGTGACGATGTAGGTGTCGTACACCGCTTCGAGGAAACCGACGTGCGAGGCGCGGCCGAGTCCGTAGTCCATCACGACGATGTCGCCGACCTGCGGGTCGCCGTCCTTGTCGATCCACCGGCCGTTGTTCTGGCCCCACGACTCGATGTTGGGGCAGTAGGCGAACTTCGGGAAAGACCCGCCACCGGCCTGGTCGTCGCACCAGGACAGGAACATGGCGCACCACTGGCCCGGGTTGATCCCGTACCAGTCACCGTATTTCGACAGGGGGTTGTTCTCGGTCCCGGTGCCGTTGTAGCCCACCTGCGAGCGGGCGACGTCGAGAACCGCTGTCTTAGTTGCCATCAGAACGTCACCTCTCCCAAGGGGCCGGTCTCCTGCGGGGCAGACAGGCCAAAGTCGAGCACAACGAGATCGCCCGGGGTCCAGTCGTTGGGCAGGTCGATTGGGGCATCCGGGTCATCGGGTGCCGGGAACGTGGTCTTGTCGATCAGGTCCGCCTCGGTGGGCGGCTGATCGGCCCACTCGTCGATCGGTTCGGGGGTGTCGCTCACGTGGTGCCTCCGGGGGTCGGTGGAATCGGTTGGGTCGGAGTGGGATCGAAGCGCGGCCGGCCGATGAGGACTTCGTCCATGCGCCGGTGGATCGCATCGATCTGGCCGCGGCGTTCGGTCCGGGACGAGTCCAGATCGGTTTTCAGCTGGGAGACCTTGTCGAGGATCGATCCGCCGCCGTTGGGGAACACCTGGTGGACGACCCGGGCCACATCGGCTCGGGTGCTGGTGATCTCGGTCCGAACTTCGGTGAGCTTGCTCGCCATCTCGGTTCGGACGACGGCGATTTCGCTTCGGGCTTGCCGGCTGTCCCGGAGGATGGCCACCAGACCGCCGATGATCGCTACGAAGACGACCCCAGCGGCCCCGATGAGGGCATTGATCACGGATTCGGTCACAGGGCGGCCAGGTGCGAGCAGAGGGTGAAATGAACGGCGTCCGGAGAGGCGGTGCCACCCGCCGAAGCGCCGACCTGAATGACCCCGGTGACGGGTGTCACCAATGCCTGCCCGGACTGATTGGTGCCTGCGTCGAGGTTCCGCATCACAACACCCATGAACGGGGGCAGAGTGCCTGCTGGCAGGCGGTGCGCCTCGGCGACCGTTCCGCAGGGCGTGACGGTAATGCCGATCGCCGGGGCCGTCTTTTTGAGGATGCCGACGTACTCGAGCTTCCCGCCGTTGAGGCGCGTCTGTGCCTTGATCGTTCCGTGGGACCAGCCGCCGGCAGTATTCGGGGTGATGTCGAGCCACGGCCCCGGCGGGTGGGTGTGGTCGCCGGGGGCAGCTTGGAGCGGGCCCGAACCGAGCGTCCGCAGACCAGCGACCTCTGCGATGGGGTCGTTCAGCGCGGGATTCAGGGCGGGGTTCGGGTAGGTGCCAGCGAGGACACCACCGGCGCTGCCTTTGGGCACCCGGGGGTCGGAGAACCGGGCGTCGTTTCCCGCGGCGGCCTGCTGACCGTTCGTGCCCAGCGTGCGCAGGCCCGCCGTTCCCGCGGCCGGATCCCGGAGGTCAGCGCGGATCGTCGGGGACGGGTAGCTGCCTTCCAGGTCGCCGCCAGCGGCCCCGTTCGGTCGCCTTGAGTCGGTGAACCGCGAGTCGTTCCCTGGGGCGGCCTGGGTGGCCCCTGCCCCGAGTGTGCGCATGCCCGCCACGTTCGCGGCCGGGTCGAACAGTGCTGGTGCGAAACCGGGGTCGGGATACGTGCCAGAGAGGACACCGCCAGCCGCCCCTTTCGGCACCCGGGCATCCGAGAGACGAGAGTCGTTGCCCTGCGCCACGGTCCCGGCGGCGGCGCCGAACAGGACCGAGAAGGACCGGTTCGTGGTGAGGTCGCCGCCGCCCTGAAGGCCGGTGCCCGCCGTGATCGTTCGACTGGTGCCGACGGCACCGATCTTGGTGAGGACCTGGGACGGGGAGAAGTACAGGAACGCCCCGCCCCCACCGCCGACCATGTAGTCGTCGTCCGGTGCCGTTGTGTTGCCGGTGCCGCCCCGGTTGATCGGCAGAGTCGTGTTGATCTTCGACGCCGGAATGGCCGGGATATCGGCGGCTGTCAGGGTCGGGATCGAGTGGGTGTGGTCGGCGCGGGCCGCGCGCTGAGATGTCCCCTCAGCGCCGGTCCCGCCGACCGTGACAACGGACGGGTCGGTACCGCCGATCGGAGTGAGATCCAACCACTGGCCGCCAGTGTCGTACCACAGCCGGCGGGCCGGGCCGTCGGTCACCAGGTAGAACAAGCCGCCGCGGCCGTAGGGCGGGCGGGCCGAGAGGGGGCCCTCCGCGAACTGCGCCGATTTCGTGTCGATCGCGTCGAAGACTTCCATCCAGCCCGGCCGGGCCGGCCAGTCGTCCCCATCGGATGTCGCCCGCGGGAATCCAAACCGGGCAGTAGGGGAGGTCGTCATGGAAACGACAATCCGGCGATACGACCGTTTCGGGTGGGAGGGAAGCGGTGTCGCCTACCCGCCGAGATCGACGCCCTTGGAGTCCATCTGAGCCCAGGTGAGACCGACGGGGGCACCGGACCAGCGCGGCCCAACTGCATCGTCGATGTCGCCCCACGTCGGGCGGACGGCGAGCACCTCGAGGGCGAATCCGGCCGGCATCATCCCCGACTCGCGGATCTGGATGGCCAACACCTCGAGGCCTTCCGGTGCTTCCTCCGCCCGGACGCCGACGCGAATTGTCCAAGGGGGCACGGCGCCGACGGCGACCTGCCGGGCCCCGGTGAGGAACTGGCGGGTGACAGCGGCGATGGCCGAACGGGACCCGATCGCCGGTGCCTCGGCCCTGGCGAGGATCCGGCGGCGCACGTCGGGCAGCGGCCCGTCCGGGTCCACCCCGCAGGCCTGCGCCAGCCAACGCACCCAAACGTCAGGGGTGTGGTCCGGTGAGGTGAGCTGCCCGGCCAGCGCCTGACCGATGGTCTCTGCGGCGGGGTCGAACATCCCGGCCACCCCATCGCTGAAGGTGCGCAGGAGATTCGTCGGGCCCGTCCCGCGCGCGGCCTGGTCGGAATCGCGCACGACCTCCGGCATGAAGGACCAGAGCACATCGGAATGGCTCATACGACGTTCACCGTGACCGTCGGGTTCACGAGCACGGCGAACGTCGAGGACAGGACGACGTCGGTCGCCGGGTTGGTCGACACTACGAGCTCCACCCCCGGCACGCCGGCTGCGACGCCGATCAGGTTGTTGACGTGCACGGTGTTCGCGAACGGCCATCGGGTGGGCGCGAGATAGGCCGTCAGGGCGGCTTCGACCCTGTCGGCGACGGTTCCTCCCTCGAATCCGGGCTTGACCTGGATGTTGACGGTGACGTTCAAACCGACGAGGTTCGGGGCGATCACGTGGATCACCAGACCGGCCAGCGCATTCGCGGTGAGGTACTGCAGCAACTGGGTGGAAATCTCTTCCGGCAGTGCTTCGCCGTCTGCCCCGCAGACCGCGACCGTCAAATGCCCTGGGGCGTCACCGGGTACGTAGCTGGTCTCGGGGTTGAACAGGTTCAACACCTTGGCACGCACCACACCCGGAACATCCAGGGCGGCCGCGGTGAAATGATCGGCGGTCACCAGGGTGGTGGAGTGCCTGCGGAGCAATGCCGCCCCTCGGGCCAGGAACTCGGGCCACGTTTCGACAGCGGTACCCGGGTTCACCGCGGTCGTGAGCATCGCTGTCTCAACCCACGAAACCGGAGTCAGGAGCTCCAGGACAGTGCCGCTGGGCAGCCCGTTCGGCGCGGTCCCCGGGATGACAGCGCGGCCCTCACCGTACTGAACGAGCCCGGACCCGGGGTAGAACGTCAGGTTCGATTGCAGTACGAAGTCAAACGATTCCCCGGGCCCGGTTGTGGCCCGCATGATCGTGCCGGCGGGCAGCGTCCTTTCCTCGGGGATCGAGGATGACGCGAGGACCGCGATCTGACCCCACGCCGGGGTGGCGGGTTTGCGTACGACGCCGTTGATGGCGAGGAGCCCGCCGAGGACGACCTCGGGGAGCTGGTTCACCGCGTACACCGTCTGCCCGGCGAGAACGGCGGCGGCTTCGATGAGCATGACCTCGAGGTTGCCCTCGCGGGGCTGCCAGTCGGGAACTCGAAGTCGGATTGCGGCGGTGGCCGCTTTCACCAGGTCGGTTTCCGATACCTCGTGAACGGTGGTGCTGACCATGGTGGTCAGGTCCGGGGAGGTCACAGGGCATCGCCTTCCGGGCCGCGGGTGAAGCTCACGACGCTCTTCTCGGTGTATTCGTCGACGATTTCGGTGTCGATGTCGGTCACGGTCACACCGGTGGGGCCCCACATCTGCAGGGCGGAGTTGATGTCGTCAGGCTCGAGCCCGGCGAACGTTGGGTCCGGGATCCCGAACGGCCAGCACATCGGCCGCTCGTCGATCCGTGATCCGATGATGATCTCGATGGCTTCGGCCGCCTCCTGATCGCTGCCCTGTTCGACGGTGGCCATGCGGCCGTCCAATCCGAGGCGGAAGGGGTAGGAGAGGATGTCCATGGTGTTCAGAGTGCAGGCGGGTTTCGTTTGCTGGTGGGATGGTCAGGCTCGCCGGGCGATGACCACCAGGTCGTCCCTGCGTCCTTCCAGCGGGACAACCCACACGGGGTCGCCGACCTCTAGCGGGGTGTCGAATAGGGCGGACTCGCACGGGCCCACACGGTCGGGCCCGGTGAGTCGGGGAACGGTCACCATCAGCGGTCCGGTCGCGGCCACTTCGGCCCGGTAGACGCCGAGGAGGCCGGGGGCTTGACGGGGCGGCCGGGTGCCGGGGAGTGGGCCGCCCATCAGTGTCGTCCGGTGTAGGTGATCGTGGGGACCAGGAATGCCTGCGGCCACCGGGTCGGGTCGAGGTCGACGACGTTCCAAGTGCGGGCGGCCGGGACGACGGCCTTGCCGTACCCGGCCACCACGCCGACGGTGACACCGTCGGTGATCACCGCTCCCCGCGGTGCCTCAGCGGCGTCGACAGCAACCGACGCCGCCGCCAGCGCAGGGATGCTCGGCCAACCGCCGGCCCCGAGGACGCTGAGCAGTTCCAGCCCGGTGAATGAGGCAGGCTCTTCGGAGGACTGCCCGTCCGATTCAGCCTGGGTCGCCCACTTCGAGGCTGCGTTGACCGCCCCGGTGGCGAACATGATGTCGAGCATCAGCCCTGTTCCTTCCGTGGGTCCTTCATGCTGATTTGGGTGGCACAGGGTCCACGATTCGTTGGGCTGTGATGGTGAACGGTTCGATCCTGCTGATGGGGTCGTCGACGCCGGTGAGGATCCAACGGCCGGCCGCCGCGCCCACCCCGGTGCCACCAAGGTCGAGGACCTGCCCGGGCCGGGCCTGTTCCGCCTCGTCGGAAAGCCACTTCACGGTCAGCGTTTCCGGGGTCTCGCCTTCCTCGGACATCTCGTAACCGGGAAACTCGAGCAACTCCTCGGAGTGCTCCGTCGGGGCGTTCCAGAACTGAGACCACACCCTCGTCGACGGTCGCCCGGCGATCCACGACGGCTTCCCGAAGGTGACCGCGTTGTCGCACTCGAAACACCACGCCCCCTTGGTGTCGGCGAGGCGGCGCATGACATCCCAGGACGCCTCCTCGTCGTTGCCGTCCTGCCGGGTGATCGACTCCGTGCCGAGTTCCTGCTGAACCGAGGTGCCCTGCGCTTCGGCGACCCGGGCCGACACCCAGCCGGCCACGGACGTCGTACCCCAGGATGCTTTCCCGGTCTGCTTTCTCAGCGAGGAGATCAGCCGCGAACGGGCATCCACCTTGATCCGAACACCACCGGGCGCGGGTGAGTACGACAGCGAGGAGATCACGAGCTGCTGGTCGCCGTAGTCGAAGCTCACGCCCTTTCGGATCAGGCCGGACTTCACGATCTGCCCGGAGACGTTGTCGATCATTTCCAACGTGAACTGGCCGATCTGGTCGGCCGCGTAGGACATCTTCGCCGACACCATCTGGCCGCCCAGCAGTCCGTCGAGGTCCTGGCCGCCGATGAGGACGTCGCGAAGTCGGTTGCCACCATCGACTCTTACCCGTGCCATCAGCGGGCCGGGATCTTCAGCACAGTGCCAACCTTGATCGCGTTCGGGTCGGCGATGTTGTTCAGCTTCGCGATCTCGGTGTATCTGGGCCCTGAGCCCAGGAGCTTCGCGGCGATGGCCCAGAGGGAGTCACCGGACTTCACGGTGTACGTCGAGGTGCCTTTGCTCGCCCCGGCGGGCGAGGTCTGGTCGGGGCGAGGTGCCGGGTCGCCGACCGGCGGGAACTGCGGGATTGCCTCCTTGAAACGCCAGGAGCACTCCGCCGCGGTGATCCGCTGGATGTGGTTCCGTTGAACGACTTTCACCTGAAAGTCAGTGATGATCCACCAGTACCGGCCCTCGAGCCCGGACATCCCGGACAGCCGCAGCGCATACCCCGACGATGCGAGGAGCGCGTACTTCTGCAGTTTCGTGTCCACGGTCTGCCCACCGATGCCCACCTCGGTATGGGTGAATTCCAGGGTGACGAGGCCTTTCCGGTCCCGTTGCAGCAGCGGCTTGACGCCGGGACGTTCGATCTCGGCTGAGATGAGCGCGAGGTTCGTCATCGTCGACTCGGTGGGCGTGTGTGAGAGCCGGAAGATCCGGCCGTCCTCGGTGACCAGCTTCGCCCGCACCGCATCCGGTTTGACGTATCGGCGTGCGGGGCCCCGAGTGACGAGTTTCCCAACAGGGGGCATCAGAGCCGCCTTCCTTCGTTCTCTCGGAGGATCTCCCTCACGGTGGCGGCGATCCTGTCCGCAGCGATGCCGGCCAGTTCGTGCTCATCCACGTTTGCGTTGCCCTGCAGCGCGATCGTCACGGCCCCGGCGGCGATGGTGACGTTGCCGCCTCCGACGCCTCCGGGTGCCGACAGCGGTGCAAGGGGCCGTGGGGGTGCGAGGACGCCGCCGTTGGCCATTTTCCGGCCGCCACGGAGTTCGTCCTCGGAGATGAACGCGCCGCCGATCCGGGCGGCCCCCTCCTTCATCAGGCGGTTGGTTCTGGACCGCTTCGACCGTGCGAAGGGTGCGTAGAGCTCGCCGCCGGTTTCGTCTTCGGCCCAGGTGATCCAGGACCCTGCGTTGGCGATCATGGCTTGCCGGCCGGTGACGCCGCCGTTTGCCATGTGCTTGTGACCGCCGTCCAGGATGAACCCGTTGTTGCCCGTCTTGGTTTTCGCCGCGGAGGATGGTGCGGTGCCGGGGTTCGCCGATGCTCCACCCAGGTTCGATGCGCCACCGGTCACAGTTGTCGAGACGATGAGTTGGGCCTCGGCCATCAGCTTCATCCACATGGTTTCCTGGGCCAGCGCCTTCAGGCCGGCGTACTTCGACAGCCACGCGGCCGTGTCCAGATCGGCAGGTGACGTCATGTTCTGGGAGGCTGCCCAGTCCACGACGTAGGAGATGGCCGCCTGCATCTTGTCGGTGGCCAGGTCTCCGGCACCATCCATCGCGACGCCGAGGTCGCTCTCGAACTTCGCCTGTGTGGCCTGGTCGAGAATCAGTTTGATGTGCCGATCTTGGCCGCCGTCCGCGTCGTAGTCGCGGTTCCAGGCGGCGTTGGCCTTGCCGGGATCGACCCCGGAAGACGCCGCGGCGTTGAGGTAGTCGGCCTTGCCCTGCTGCTGGGCCTCCTGCATTGCCTTGAGGGCGGCGTCGTAGTTCGTGATGCCACCGGGGACCCGGTCACCGGCGTCGAGGATCCTCGCGTCGAGGAGTTTCCGGAAGTCGGCCTGGTTCTTGTACCCGGTCCGGGCGGCGTCGCCCATGCTGCCCGGGGCGCTGACGTCCCAGTCGCCTTTGTCTCCCATGATCGCCTCGATGTTGCCGCCCGACTTCTGGGTGGCGTCCTTGAAGCCGTCGCGGAGGGACTCGATTCCGGCGAAGTAGTCGACGGCAAGGTCTTCGGAGGAACGGCGAATCCCGAGGGCATCGTCCATTGCTCGGCGAAGAGCATCGACCCGGTTGATCGCCGCGTCGGCGGAGTTCGCGATCGCTGCCATCTCCTGTACGTACGGGTTCTCGGTTCGCGCCTGCCATTTGTCGACGCTCATCTGTGCGACGGCCTGCAAATATTTGTCGAGACCTTCCTGCGACTCGGCGAAGCCCTTCCTGTTGGTGCTGAAGAATGCCTTGAAGAATCCGTCGGCACCCTTGACTGCCTCGCCGACGGAGGTGACGGACTGAGCGGCGTTGGCCGCCTCGGAATCGAAGTAGTGCATGTCGTCCGCGCCCTTGACCAGGTCGGCGGACATCTGCTCGATGAACGTGGCGCGCTGGCCGGAGTCTTTGACGCCGACGGAGTCGAAAATCGACTCGATGGACTTCCTCTTGTTCGCCGTCGCGGTGATCGCAGGCAGCAGTTTCTCGTTGACGATTCCGGCGTTGTTCGCAGCGCTGAGCACGGTCTTCTTGAACGCGTCCGCGGTGTTCTCCTGGCCCTTGATGACATCGCGGGAGGAGTTGTTCAGCAGCTCCATGGTGCCCTGCACCTGCCCATAGGCGGCGTTGCCCTGGGTCATCAGGTCGTAGACGTGTTTCGTTGCGCTGTCGCTCTCGACGCCGGTCTCCCGGAACATCGCGAGGATCCGTTTGTTGTTCGCGGCGTAGGCGTCCGACCCGCCGAGGGATGTTTCCTCGCTCGCCATGATGAGGTCTCGGGAGGACAGACCAGCGCGTTTCGCCTCGGCCCCGTAGTTCTTCCACGCCTCGGTGGTTTCCAGGATCGCCGCGGCCCGTCCGCGGATCTCGTCCCGCGCGGCGTCGAGGGCGGGGCCGCCGTTGATGACCCCGTCGAAGACGAGTTGGCTGTTGATCCCCTGGGCGTCGATCTTGGCGAACTGACCGTCGGAGGACCAGGCATCCGCGGTCCGGCGCCGGGTGTCGCTGGTGACATCGCCGGTGACCTGGTTCATGGTCGCTGCGAGGGCGGCGACCTGTTCGGCGTGGGCTTTCTCGGCCCGGGCGGCCTCGCCCTGCTTGTTGATCCAGAGCGAGAGGAGCGTGATCGCACCCATAATCGCGATTCCCCAGCCGCCGCCCAGAGCACCCAACAGGGACTTGCCCATGTTCCGCGCCCCGGCCGCGACCGACCCGGCGACACCGGTGAATGACTGCCCGATCCCGCGGGTCACGGCCTGGAATCTGGTCATGTCACGGATCCCGGAGTTCACGAACCCGCGGACTCGCTGCTCCGCGATACCTGCAGAGGTGAAGGCGTGGCCGAAGTTCCGAACGACCCTGGCTGTGCCGTCATAGGCCGTGCGGAGGCGCAGCAGCGCGGTTGTGCCCTGCCCGTAGGAGGCGAAAGCCCAGTTCTGCCGCCCCAGAGCGACGTTCTTGCCCAGGCTTTGCGCCAGACCCCGCCCGGCCACCAGGAACGCCGTGAGGCCGATGAGGACGGCTTTCAACGGGCCGGGCAGGGAGTTCAACCAGCCCAGCAGGCCGCCACCGGCGGACACAACGGCCCCGATCCCGGCACCAACGGCGGCGAGCGGCGCGGCCGCGTAGGCCTTAACGTTCTCGATCCCCTTGGGCAGCGACTTGAAGACGTCACCGACCTTCTGCACCCCGGCCTTCAACCCGGGGAGCGCGGGTTCCATGATGTTGGCCATACTCGACGTAACTGTCGCCTTGAAGTCAGACAGGTTCCCTGACCAGGTCTTCTTCATGTTCTTCATCAGGCCATCGAGGGATGCGAACTTCCCCATCTGGCCCTCGGATCCGTTCTGGATCCCGTCGACGATGATGTTGACCGCGGACTGGCCGTCGATCGCGCCGTCCATCATCATCTTCCGGAGCCCGGCCCCGTCGGTGTTGTAGGCGTTGGCGAGGAACTGCCGGGCCTGGACTCCGTTGACGGCGAGGCTGTTGATGTCGTCGGCGTAGATCTGGCCCTGGGACAGGATCTTCCCGAGGGCGGTGCCAATGGCGTTCATACCGGTGGTACCAGTGCCGCCGGACGCCGCACTGTTTCCGACGGCGGTGATCGTCGGGATGACCTTCGACTCAGGGAGGCCGAAGGCCATCAGGTTCCGGGCCTGGTTGGCGACGTCGGTGAAAGCGAAGGGAGTCGTTTTAGCGAAGGCGAGCAGTTCCTTGGAGAAATCCTTGGCCATGCGTTTCGTGCCGAGCTGGGTGGTGAACGCCATCTCGGCGTTCTCGATAGTCGAGAGCCGATCGATACCGGCCTTGCCGAGAGCACCAACTCCGAACACACCGGCCAGGCCAAGCATCGAACCGGAGTTCGTGAGCATCCCCTTGACCTTGCCCATGCCGCCGCGGATCTCGCTCTGCATACGGTCGGAGAACGACTTGCCGGCGGCGGCACCAGCGGCACCCATCGCGGGGGCGCTGCGCCGGAAACCGGTGGCCATCCGCGCTGATGCCGCGTCCATGGCGGCGACGACGCGGGCCATCGAGGCGACCATTTCGGCGCTGGATGTGGCGACCTGCCCGGCCGCAGCGGTCGACGCGGTGCCGAGCTGTTTGACCCCGGCCGAGGCGGTGCGCGAGGCCGCACCGTGCTCCTGAACCTTGGCGGCGGCAGACGACGAGGCGGTGCCGTGCTGGCGGACCTCACCGGCGGCGATGCGGGATGCGTTGCCGTGAGACCGAACACCGGTCGTGGCCAGGCGGGCGGCGTTCCCGTGGCCCCGGATCGCAACGGTGTCCTGCTCCATCCCGGCGGTGTGTGCCCGGAGCTGGTTGGTGGACTGAACGATCGTGCTGTTGAAGGTTCGCCCGTTCCCGGCGGCTTGCTGCTGGGCCTGCCCCCACGCCCGGGCCTGGTTCGCGGCGCGCTGCATCGCCGAGCCCATGCGGTTGGCCGAGTTCGCGGTGGACGTGGCCGATGTGCTCAGCGTGGAGTTGTATGCCCGGAGGCTGACCCGGGTCTCGTTGAGACCGGTTCGTACGCTCGTGATACCGGCGTTGAGGTGCCGGAACTGCTGCGACCCGGTATTCCCTGCGTTGGAGTTGCCGAGCGCGCGGACCTCGGTGGCCAGGCCTCGAATCTCGGCCCGGAGAGCGGTCACGAGGGCGGCGGCACCATGGTCCCGCATCATCACTTCGAGGGACAGCGTTTCGGTGCTCACCGCCGACCCCTCATTTCTTCTTCGCTGCTGCTGCCATGTCTTCGGCGACGATCTCGGCTGCCGCCCGGCGGGCCGCCTTCGCTATCGGGTCTGTTTCGGCCAGGACGACGACGGGATCGATCCGGAAGTACCGGGCGATCCGCGCCGCGTCCCGAACCTCGTCCTGGCCCTTGAGTAGCTCGACTAGCCGTTCGTAGGGTTTTCGACGGCCTCGATGTCGTCGTCGCCGAACCCGGCTTCGGCCAGGAGCTTGACCCCGAGGCCGATGATCTTCCCGTCGAGGCTGATGAAACGCTTGGCCGCCTCGGCGGCGGTTTCCACGTCCAACGCGTCCTGGAACGCCTTGGTCGTGAAGGTGATCGGGTCGCCCTCGTCATCGAGGAGGGGCTTGCCCTCGATGACGATCTGCTCGGTGTAGGTGGCGAGGATCAGCGAGTGCCAGTAGGCGACGTTCATATCGCCGTCCTTCTTGCCACCGGCGGCCTTGACGCGCATCTTGGTGAGCCGGTCGTTCTCGACGGTGCCGACCTGCACGACGAGGGCCACGCCTTCGCGGCCCTTGACGCCGTTGATGGGCAGGGTGACGGTGCGGGACGTTTCGATCTCGGCGATCTGGGTGAGGCGGTCCAGGTCGGACAGGATGCTGCGCTTCGGCTCGGCGGGGGCGATGGTGGCTTCGGTCTGGGTCATGGATGCGTCTCCCTGAAAAGTGTTGAACCCCACCGGGTGGGGGTCCTGGTGGGGTCAACACTCTGTCGGGAACAGGGTTCGGGGTGGGATGGTCCCGGTGTCGGGGCCTGGTGGTGGGAGACGCATCCCGCCGGCCCCGACACCGGAAGAATCAGGAGTCGGACTGCGGCATGTACTTCAGCTCGAACATGTTGGCGTCGGAGCTGTTCGCGTCTGCGGACGGCTCGGACACGGACGTGAGGATGCACCCGGAGTACACGATCGGCTTGCCGACGACGACACCGTCGCCGTCAAGGTCGGACTTGCTGATCGTCGAGATCTTCCCCGTCTCGATCTCCTTGCGGAGACGGCGGAGGATCCCGCGGTCCCGCTTCGGATCGAACGGTGCACCGATGGTGATCTCGCCGTTCTCGGCCGGGCCCTTGATGATGTCCGGCTTCGACGCGCCACCGTTCCAGACCTTGTTCGCGGTGCGGGTCTTGTCACCACCGGCGAAGGTCCCCATGAAGAAGGGGATACCGCTGATCTTGATGCCAAAATCTCTCTTCGATGTCGTCGACATCAGGGTCTCCTTAGACTGCCGCGGTGAGGGCGGCCTTGACGATCGACACGGTGATCGATTCGGCGTTGGGCGATGGGCGGACAGCGATCGCAGCGCGAATTTCGTTGCTGGCGAGTGTGGTCAGGGTGTTGATCGACTCGTCGACGGTGACGGAGTAACCGGGGTCGATCTCGTCGCCGGTAGCCGGGTCCGTGCGGGGAAAGACCCCTTCGGCATCGGCGATGGGCTGCAGGTAGCCCACGATCTCGGCGTACACGTTGCCGAGAACCCGGCCGCGGGCGTCGATGGTGACGAAAACGAACGGCTCGAGCAGCGCCGAGATGTCGGCGGTCATGACGTTGAGGAGGTCCCGGACGGTGAGGAGCCGGTACTCGGCGTTCCCGGTGAGCGCCTGCCAGCCGTAGGGCTTGATCTTCCCGGCGATCGTGGCGATCCCGGTGACCTTCCCCGCGGACAGCCGGTTGTTCGTGGCCTGGTCCACGGGGATGACGGTGCCGGTGATGAACCGGGCCGCACCACGGTCACCGGCGGGGATCTGCCAGAACCCGGTCTCGGCGTGCGCCCGGGCCCGGGCCGCGGCGAGGTAGGACTCCGGGGATCCCTGCCGGGTGCCGGCCCCGTCGGGGAAGGTCACCCACGGCCAGCCCAACAGGGCGTGATCACCGTCGACCCCGGCGGCGAGGGACGCTGCGGTGCCGATGATGGTGATCTCGTCGTCCGCGGCGGATCCGGCCAGCAGCGCGACCCGCTTGAACGTCTTGGCGTGGGCGATGAGTCCGACGCCGATGGTCGCGGCCGGGTAGCCGGGGGCCATGACCGCACCGGTGCCGAAGTCAACACCAAACAGAGTGTTCGCGGTGGCGACGACCTTGGCGGCGTTGATCGCTGCCCGGTCGTCGGTGCCGGCCGACAGCGGGGTCACCGCGAGGAGGGCGGGGAGGTTCGTGGGTGCCACGGAGGCGGCACCCATATCAACTGCGCGCACGTAGTTGGAGGCGGTGAGCCGGGCGGCCAGATCGGCCGGGGTGGCGATGTTGTCGAACGCCTCCACGCCCTGGCCGTCGAGGTGGACGACGACCTTCACCGTGTCGGCGGCGGTCCCGGCGAGGATTGCGATACCGACCCGGGTCGACCAGGATCCGGGGCTGAGCGCGTTGATCTTCACCGTGTCGAGCGGGGTCACCGCGGTGCGGTCCTTCAGCGACAGGAACCCCACCGTGGCGGCTGCGCCGACGACACGGCCGATGACGGCCTCGTAGCCTCCTTCCTCGAAGAACACCCGCACGGCGTCGTAGAGGCTGCCGGAGTAGGCGGTCCGGGAACCGAACGTCGCCTCGTACTGGGCCAGCGAGGCGACGGTGACGGCGCGGTCGGCGGGGCCGCGTTCGGCCACACCAACGAGGAATGCCTTCCCGGACGAGGGGCCGGCGGGGTTGGTCGGTCCGGATCGGACCGACGTGGTGACAGTTACTCCCGTCATGACGGGTCCTCCTGGGTGTCGGGGGTGGCGGTGGTGTTGCGGCCCTTGGGTTTCCGGGCGGTCTCGACCACGATGGTGGTCGTTTCCTCGGGCGGCGGGCCGGGTTCGATCATGGTGACGGCCTCCGGTACCTGTTCACCGATGGTGAGGACCTCGGCGTTGACAAGGGTCATCACCTGGTCGTCGAGGTCGGACTCGCACCACGAGTGCGGGTCGACTGCGTGCCCGGCGAGGTCGTACACGACACGGTCGTCGGTGGGGTTGAACAGGCGGTAGCTCATGACAGTCACCTTCGGCCGGTCAGGGTGCGGTGGGTGGGATGGGCAGGGTGTCGCCCAGTCCGACTGCCTGGATCAGCGGCGCGGCGACGGTGGTGGGCAGATCGGAGGGCGGCGGCCACGCTTCGAGGGATTCGTACGTGAGGATCTCGACCTCGACGTACGCCCCGGAAATGATCAGCCCGGCCTTGTCGGTCCCCGGTTGTCCGTAGGTCTCTTTCACCGTGTTCGGGTCAACTCGTGCCGTCTGCCCGTAGGTTTCGTCGTCGATCAAGACCTTCTTGATGAGCAACGATTCACGGATCGCGAGGAGCATCCGCCGGACCTGCTGCTCGACCGCGCCGCCGTCGACGAGGGCGTCGTTGGCCCGGCACCACGCGTACAGCCGGCACCGGTACCGGTAGGAGAACAGGTCGATTTCGGCGCCGGAGGACTGCTGGGTGGTGCCGGTCTTCCCGAGGGTGTCGTGGACCTCGACGAATAGGGTGGGCCATTTCTCGACGGAGATCTGCTGCGGCTCGAACGGCAACACCTGCTCCGGGTCGGGCAAGACGTCGGTGCCGACCTGGTACCGGAGGCGGATCTGGGCAAGTCGTTGTGGGACAACGGATTGGATTCGTTCGACCAGGAGGTTCGCGACCCCGTCGGCACCGAGCATCAGATACTCCCCGTCATCAGGTACCTCTGCAGCGTTTTCGCCATCTCGTTGCGGTTGCCCTCCGAGACCTTCACCGGCGGCCGGGCGGGCATTTTCGATGTGCCGTGCTGGTGGTATTTGGCTTTCGGGTCCGCGGTGCCGAACTCGGCGCGGGTGTCACCGACGGTGTCGATCCCGAAAGGCCGGTGGGTTAGGGAGTCCCGCATTTCACCGGTCCGGACGAGGATCGGCCGGCCCGGGAAGCGGGCCGCCTTGTACGCGGCATAACCCGGGGAAAGCGGTGCCCAGCCACCGCCCTGGGTGAGGAAGTTCGCCATCTCTGCCTGAGCGAACTGGTCGCCGATCCGCTCAAACGCGGGCTGCGCCGATTCGAGGCGCTCAACGAACCGCAACAGGGTCCGGTCGATGACCTGCTCTCCGCCGACGTTGATGGTGAACTGCATCAGAACGGCTCCCGATCAGACCGCTGCGGCCGTGGGAAGGACCAGGCGGCACCGCCGGTGCCGTGGGCCAGTACCCCGGTGATCGTGGTGTTGATCTCCTCGAGCCCGTCGGTGTACCGGGACCAGAGGATCTGGGAGTAGGAGGCTCCGTCTGCGGGGCTGACCATTTCGGGGTGCGCCGCGGCGTAGACGTAGGAGGCGACACCGTTGGCGATGGCCCCGCTGATGGCTGTGAGGATGCCGGGCCGGGCCGGGTGGGTTTCGGGGATGCGGTCGTACTGCCACAGGGCGACTCCGGCGCGGACGGACAGTTCGTTGATCCAGGTGGTCACTTCGTGGTGGGTGACCGATTTGTCGTTGCGGGTGTTCGACTGGGACGGGACGATGTTGACGTTCCGGATCAGCGATCCCACGGCGTGAATCGACACGTCATAGGGGCCGATGGGGTCACGCGGAAGACCCGCAGCTCCGGTAGGGAGCTGCGGGTCGCCCGGTGCGCCAGGGTAAGTCACTCGGGCCGGAGGTATCCGAGGCGGATGTGCTCGGCCGTGAGGTCGTTGTCCTCCACGGTCACCACGTCACCCCGGTAGGCGCGCGCGTGCGGTGCCCGCGGGTACACGGCGGCGATCACCAAGTACGGCACATCACCGCCCTGTGCGACGGTGTGACCGGTCGGGACGACCACGACCGGCGGGGCGACCCGGGTCGGGGTATCCACATCCTGGGTGGCAGGGTCCACGAACTCCGTGAGCTTCGCCAGCGCAGCGGCCCGCGGGTCCTCGATCGCGTTGAACGGGTCAACGTCAACCGGGCCCGCAGGCTCCTGGCTGTCACTGGTGGCGTCCTGCACGGCCGGTGCCGTTTCGTCTGCTGCATCGGCCACGACCGGCGGGGCGACCTCCGCCGCCCGGTTCCTCGCGGCGGCCATCAGGACAGGATCCCGGTGATCTTGAAAGCCGCGATCGGCTCGGTGATCACGGGCAGCTCGGCCCGTCCGGACTGGATCCGCTGCCGCAGCCGCTCGGGCTGCGGGATGACCATGGTGAACGGCGGGATCTCGGTCACCAGATCGCCCACGACACCGGATTGCAGGACCAGCAGGGTGTTCCGGTCGGCCTGGTTGTGGATGATCCAGTTCAGACCCTTGAGGCCGGACAGGTCCTTGTTGAACAGGGGGTTGATGCCCTTGTTGTCCCGGCCGGACAGCTCCCGAACCTTGGCGTTCTGCTGCAACTCGTCGTAGGCATCCGGGTGGATGATTGCGATGTCGGAGCGGTATCCGAGGTCGTTCTTGTTGTCGATCTGGTTGATCGCCAGCGAGATGTCCGACAGCGGGTCGGAGCTCGCGTTGGTCCACAGCAGGCCGGCCGGGGCCGAGCGGTTCGCCACGATGTACGGATCGTTGTACAGCCGGGACAGGACCTTGTTGTTGTGGATCAGGCGGATCTTGTTCGCCACGCGCCGGTTGTAGGTGCGAGCGAGATCCCGGCGGTCACGGCGGATCTGCCGGTCGGTCAGGGTGTAGTACGCGCCGACCAGCTTGGTCTCTTCGTACTTGAGGTTCGGCTCGTTGAACGACACGGCGGGGAACTCGTCGCCGTCGTCGATCTCCTGCGGCTGCAGGTTCGTGTTCGCGTCGATGTACAGGTCCAGCTCGGTGAGCTGGCTGGACCCGACGACACCGGTGACAGAGGTGACCGGGCGGAGCAGGGTCTCGCCGAGCATGAACTGGTTGGGGACGTTCTCGATGGACTTCTGAATGATCAGAGGGTCCTTGAGGTAGCTGTCGAGGGTGACGACACCGGGCTCGTTGGACGACGGAGCGGGGGCACCCGGACCGTACGGGTAAGAAGTCGAGGGCATTGTGTTCTCCGGGGTTTCGGGGGTTGGTCCGGGGCGGGTCAGGGCAGGATGACGAAGACGTCGCCGCCGGCAACCGCGTCGTTCGATGCGGTGCCGAGGACGGCAGCGGCACCGGCGGCGAGTACGGCGACACCGAGGGCACCGGCGGCGAGCGGATCGCCGGAGGTGATGGTTCCGCCGGCCGTGACCGACCAAGTGCCTCGGCGGATGACGGACACGGACTCGCCGGCCGCGGCGTCCCGGTGGGAGATGCCGTGGGCGCGATCGCCGGCACCACAGGGGTTGATGTTCTGTCGGTTGGCGAGGGAACCGGCACCGACCTTCACGAACCGCTTGCCGGTGATGGCAACGTTGGCCTTGCAGGTGACGGAGTCGCCCGGGTCCTGAGCCTGCTGGGAGACGTTCTGCTTGCGGATAGCGCTGGTCATGAGTCAGTGCCTCTCAGGAGTAGTCGGACAGGACGGCGTCTTCGTACGCCTTCTGCTGGTCTGCGGTTCGGCTGCCGTATTCGGATGCCTGTCCGGCGTGACCGAACTCGGTGACCGGGAGGACCGCGGGCAACTGGGCGAGAAGCGTGGTCACCCCGGCTTCGTCGGTGTCGAGCATCGTGCGGTACTGGACGGCGGTGACCGGGTGGATCTTCCCGGCGGACAGCGCGGTCCGGATCAATCCATCGCGGCGTTCCTTGACCTGCTGCTCGCGGGCTTCCCGTCCGGCGGCGGCGTCGGCCTGCAGCTCGGAGAGCATGACGGTGTCGATGGTGGTGGTGAGGCCACCGGCGGATGCGGCGATGGCCTCCGGCGCTGCGGGTGCGGCGGCCGGCGCAGCTGCGGCAGGCGCGGCGGCGGGGGCTGCGGGTACAGCAGCGAGCGGGGCCGAGGCGACCGGTGTCGCGACCGGAGTCGCTGCGGGAACAGCCGGTGCAGCGGGATCCGCCGGGGCGACAGCGGTGAGACCGGCAGCGGTCAGCGCGGCGGTGATCTCGGTTTCGGTGGATGCGTCGGTCAGGCCGAGGGCTGTCCGGAGCGCGGGGGTGAGAGGCGGCACGGTGGGCGCTCCTTCGAGTGGGGTCTGTGTGGTGGTGCTGACCGGCCCACCATCTGCCGCATGGACCTGCACGGGTGGGATGGGTTGCGTGTCGTCGAGGTCGATGACGGTCGTCTCGCCGGTGGTGATCTCGACGCCGTAGAAGGCGAGGGCGTCGGCGAGATCCTTGACGGCCGGGTCGGTTTGGCCCAGCAGAGCGAGGCCGGTGAGGCGGATCGGGTACACGGTGCCGTCGATGCGCTGGCCGCGGACGAGCTCCACGGATCGGCGCCGGTAAGCGGATGGCAATGCGACGGCGAGTTTCTGCGGCACGCCGACGTAGTCGCCGATCAGCTTCTTGCCGTCGGCGGACACAGCGATGTTCTCGACCCACCCGTAGGCCGGGTCGCCGTCACCGGTCTTCGGCGGGTTCCCGGCCTTGTCCTGGAACCGTTCGTCGGAGTGTCCGATCTTGATCGGGATCTTGTCCGACATCCGGTTCTTGTATGCGGCGACGATGCTCTTCAGGTCGTCGGCGGTGATGTCGCCTTTGCCCTTGACTGGGGTCCAGTTGCCGACGGCGAGGAGCTCGACGCCCTTGATGATGGTGGTGGACATGCCGTCAGACCCGCGGAGGCCAGAACCAGCGCGCTGCGGTCTGCACCTCTCCGTCGCTGAGCTCGTCGGGGGTGACCCGTTCCGATCGGGACGTCGCCCAATAGTCGTCGGTGCCGTCGAGGATCACCCGCAGGTTGACCGTCTGGTGCGGCTCGGTTCCGTTGACCCGGACGATGGTCGCGGGGAATACGTCGCCGGAATCGACCCTGTTGCCCACGTGCGCTTGGAAGCCGGTTTCGGACTTGCCGCCGTTGGACTTCTGGAAGTCGTACCGGCGCTTCGTGATCGCTGCGGCGTCCTGTTCGGACAGCTCGTAGTGGACGCTGCGGCCGACCGCGGGTGTCTGTGTGCTCATGCCGACACCATCGGCGGGGCGAACCTACTCGGGTGGGATGCCTTCCGTGTCGTCGTCGCCCTCGGCCGGCTCAGTCAGCGGGCGCACCGAGCGGTAACCCTCCGTCCAGGCCAGGGCCAGACGGCGCATCGTCCACGACGGGGCGTTCGCCATGAACGGATTCCGCGGTGCACCGACCCGGCCGGCGGCCAGATCATCTCTGGCCGAATGCTTCCCGGTGTCCCGTGCCGCCCGCAGCGGCCCGGCGATCAGGAACGTCGACTTGCTCATGACCACCCTTCCATCAGGCCGGGCGGACGCCCCGACGTCAGCACCATCTTCCACGCCTCGTACGTCAATCGGCCGGCCGCCGCCCAGTAGTCCCGGAGTTCCTGGGATGCCCAGCGTGCTGCGAACGCGGCGTTGCCGGTGAAGAGGAGGTCTGAGTCGATGTATCGGCCGCGTCCGGTGCGGAGGTATTCGGTGTTGATGCGGGTCGCTTCGGCGTTCAACAGGAACCCGTGGGTGACTGTTTCGGCCTCGAGCATGACCCGGTCGATCTCGGCCCGGTACGAGGAGCGGGCGAGCTGCTCGAGCCCGCGGCCGGTGTGCCCGTCTGCCCTCAGCCGTTCGATGGTTTGCCGGCGGCGCACCACCTCGGTGGAGACGTTGTAGGCGTCGGCGATGGCATCGACTTCGGAGAACCCGGCGTCGAGCAGCTGGTTGATCCTCGCGGAGGCGGCTTCCTCGGCGACCTGCCGGCGCTCCGCTGCTGCCTCCCGGCGGGCCTGGGCGCGGAGTGCCTTGGCCTGCCGCGCTTCCTCGGCGGCCCGCTCCCTCGTTTCCCGCCAGTCGATCTCACCGATGAGCCGGTCCATCATCGTTTCGAGTTCGGCGATCTCGGCGTCGGCGACGCTCACCCGGCGGATGACGTCCTCGAGGGTGTTCGTCAGGTGCACGTCGGTGAGTTCGCGGGGGTCGCCGTTCCACCCGTCGGGGCCGGGCTGGTTCGGGTAGTGCAACTGCCCTTGCCCGACGGCCTGCCCGGCGTCCGGGAGGTCCTTCGGGCCCAGCGGGGCCGGGATGGTGTCGTCGGGGTCCGGGTCGTCCCACACCATGACGAGGGTTCCCCGGCAGCGGGCTTCACCGCGGCACAGCCGGTACGGGCCGGCGTCCGGGTAGTCGAGGAGGGCGGTGTCGAGGGAGTCGTATTCGCGGCCGTCGACCTGGGCGCACCGGTCGCAGGTGTTGCCGTCCAACAGTTCGGAGGCGTAGACCCGTTTCGGTTCGGGGAGGTTCTTGGCCATCTGCTCGCGGCCGTCTCCGTGAGCCACGTGGACGCCCTGCCGGGCCGAGTCCTCAGCTTGGGCGGTGGGTGTCTTCTCCGCGGCCTTGATCACCGTCGGCGGCACGGCCACCGGGGACACCGCGGCGGCCGCGGCGGCGTTCATGCGCTGCCACATGATATTCGGGCCGATCCCGGCCACCGGCTGGTACCGGTCGGCGGTGACGGCCGGCAGCACCCGGTCGGCCACAACGTGCTGTCGGCGGGCCTCGGCCAGCAGCCCGGCGGCGGCCCGGTGGTTCACCGACGCCAGTGATTCGGCGATCTGGGTGGTCGTTTCGTCGATGGCCTCACGGACCGCCCGCGATTGGGTGGCGCCGAAATCGCGGACCGCCCGGGCCAGCTTGTCCGGGTCTTCTGCGCCGCCGATGGCGTTCGTCATGGCGTCGAGGATGGAGCTCCGGAGCTCGTGCAGGGCTGCGGCGGTTTCCCGGTAGCCGTCGGCCATGATGTCGTCGATGCCTGCGAAGTCGACGAACCGTTCATGGGGGAACGTCGGCCGGGAAGCTCCGGGCGGGATCATCCCGGCGGCTTCCTCGGCCATCATGACGGCGGTTTCGAGCATGGCTGTGTCGAGCCATTGCAGGTCGTTCACTGGCGGGCGGCGGCCAGGTTCGCCAGCCGTGCGGCGAGGTTCGCCCGGTAGGCGGCCTCGCCGTTGAGGGACACCGACGGCTCGGCGGCTGGTGCTGGTGTGGCCGGTTCGGACGTGGCGGCCGGGGTTTCGCCGGACTCCACAGGCAGATTCCACCGATCCCGCAGATGCGACCGCAGCGACGAATCGGCCAGCAGGACACCCTCCTTCGCCAGCACCGCCAGCTGCTCCGGGGTCAGGGCGGTCTCCATCGACACCTCGCCGGCCATCAGCGTCGGGTAGGGCTCGTCGGGGCCGAAGTTCAGCTCGACGAGATCCCGGACGATGTGTTCGGTGGCGACCGCGGCGATGTTCGCTGCGATGGTCTTGAGTGACTGCTCCAACAGGTCGACGAAGTTGTCGGCGAGGTTGCGGGCCCCGGCGTCGTGGCCGAGGTCCAACACCATGGCCAGGACGGATTGGGACATTGCTTGTTCGTGGTAGGCGATCTGGGGGAGTGGGTCGACGGTTCCGCCGGTGACGCCGATGAGTTCGATGCGCCCGGTGGTGCCGGTGGCGGTGCCTTTGAAGGCGATGCCGGCGGTGCGACCTGAGCGGGCGTCCCGGGCGATTTCGAGGGCGTCCTCGCGGCTCAGTTCGATGCCGTCGTAGGTGACCACCGGCAAGCCCATGGCCTGCCGTTCGAGGGCCGCCGCGGCGGTTCGGATCGCATCGTCGCGGAGTAGCCAGTGCTTGTAGGCCTGCCGGAGCATGGACCGGCCGAACCAGTTCGCGCCCTCGCGGTCGTTGACGTACATCACGAGACGGTCGACGGGGATGAACACCTCGTCGAACAGGCTGGTGCTGCCGGACGCCCATTGGACGTCGCCGGACGGCGGGGCCTGGGTGATGCCCAACAGGCCGCCGTCCCGGCCGACGCGGATGCCGGTGAGTGTGGCGGGGAGGCGTTGGCCGAGCTTCCGCAGGTGCACGACGGGTCGGTCGATGCCTGCGGGGTGGTTGGGGTCGCCGGGCATGGTGACGGTGTAGACCTGCTCGAACGGCATGAACCCGTAGATCAGGGACAGCAACGCTTCTTTGTGGTGTTCGGACCAGACAATGCCGGCCTGACCCCGGCGCCGGGACTTCTGAGGGGCACCCGGTTTCGGCAGGCCGAGGTTGGCGCGGACCAGGTCCTCCACCTCCGGGCGGATGCCTTCAGTGTCGAGGGTGACGCCAGCGCGGAGGATTGGCAGGGTGCACGCCCGGTAGATGGATCCGATTTTCCCGTCGGTTGTGTACATCTCGTCGAACTTGCGGACGGACCGGGGGAAGTGGAGGTCGTGGTTGGGGTCGGGCTGTGCCGGTTGCCAGTGGGCTGCGCCGGTGCTGCTGTAGGAGCGGCGGATGTTTCCGGGTTGGCCGATTTCCGCCGTGTTGGGCAGCTGGTCAGCTGTGGCGGGTGTCGTCATACCCGAACGATCGGTCAGGTTCGGCCGCCGGGGTGGGATGGGCCGGGTGTCCGGATGCGCCAAGACCCTGGCTGTTGGCTCGGAGTTCGCGTATTTGGACCAGGGCCCTCGTCTAACGCGATCGAGTCAGACCATCAGCTCGGAGGTTCGCTGTCCAGCGTTGCAAGGTTGATGTCGAGGGCTTCCGCGACGGCGGCACGGAGGTCCGAGCGAAAATCTCCGGAAACATCGACAATTGTTGTTGCAGCGGCGATCTCGTACTCATGTCGCACCATCTCACTCACCGGCATGCCGACGATCAGTATCGCTCGGCTCGCGTCATATTTAGCCCTGTATGCATTCATTTGATTGAAGGTTCCGTGGTGTTGTTGAGTCAGTCGGTACTTGACTTCAATTGGGGCAACTGCGCCTGATGCGCTTCGAGCAATCGCGTCAGGGCCATAGGGGCTGGTGTCGAAGTCAACTGTCACACCCGGGATCTTGATGCTCAACAGCGTGTAGATTGCCTGCTTTTCAAGTTCGGCCGCGAGTTCGCCCGGGCCAGCCACGGAAAAATCCCCTACTTCGTACGCCGGTGGATCCAGACGTCGTAGCTTCGCCTCGACCTTCTCGATCCGCTCCTCGTTGTAGTGCCACTTCTTGTCGCCCCACTCGATGCCCGCGGGTAGGAGACCTGACAAGGCGGTCAGTAGAAGGGCGAGACCAACTAGAATCAGGGCGACAGGTCCGGCTTCGACCTCAGAGAGAAAGACGGACGCTCCGCCAGCACCTAGCGATAGTGCGCCAATAACGCCCGCGATGACGCGCGCCCATGGTGTCAATTTCACCGACACCGGAGGTTTCGGCGTCTTGTTTTCCTGTGGCGTTTCTTCTTCGCTGCCACTCGGTGGCTGAACTGTCATCACCGAAGCGTACTGGCCCCATCGCAAGGGGCGGTCGTCGTTCAGAATCCGACGATTGTTGCCGGTTCCCGCCGCCTGACCGTGTGCTCTGACTGGGACGGCAGGCGCTGCGACGTCGGGCCGACCAACTCCATCAGGAGGTACCGCAGGGCGTCGGGGATGTGGTCCTCGGCCTTCGTGTCGACGTCCTCCGGGTTGGTCTTCGCCCGGGGGAGTGAGGGCAGGGTGCGGATCAGGTTCGGGCAGCTGTCCATCACCAGGAGCCGGGGGAGGCCGTCGGCCCTGACCCGGAGGTGCTCGTCGACCAGGGACCAGCCGGCGAGCCGGTCGTTGCGGGCCTTCTTCACCTGCGACCCGAACACCTCGCGGTAGTACCAGGCGATCGAACCCGGGGGCGGGGCGTCCTTGTCGAGCGGCTTCGTCATGTTGTTCGCGGCCCGCGCCCAACAGGCCGGGTCGAGAGCGATCGGGATCGAGCGGCCCGGAGGGAGACGTTCCCCTTCGGCTTCGGAGTCGCGGATCAGCTCGGCTTGCTGTCTGGGTGTGAGGTCGGTGCGGTACAGCTCGCGGTGGATCACCACGAGGTTGTCGGGGAGGAGGACACCCCACACGGCGGCGAACGGTGCGGACGACCCGTAGTCGACACCCACAGCCCTGGGGTAGCCGACGATGGGCAGCTCGATCTGGTTGTGCCCGATGACGTGGATGTTCCTCCGCCACTGGGAGAACCGGACACCGTCCAGGATGTCCCAGTCCCCGTCACGGTATGCCCGGCGCATGACCGGGTCCATGCCGGCCAGTTTCTTGTTGTAGTCGACGATGTCGAGGTGAGGGTTGTCAGCGGGCAGGGATTGGACGAACATCCCTGTTTCGCCGGTGGGTCGGTTCTCCTCGTCGACTACGGGAAACGCGGTTGATCGGGCGACCGGGTCGATGAATCGTTCCTTGACCCAGCCGTGGCCAGGCCCGCCCGGGTTGGTCGCACCTTTCATCGTGGGGCGAAGGCCCCATTTCTCCATCTCCTGCCGGACCTTCCCTGCGGCGCGTAGGCGGCCCTTCATCATGAGGTACTGCTTTTTCCGGAACAGGGTCATCTCATCCCAGAGGATCAGTTGGTATTCGCCGCCGAGGTACCGGTAGACGTCTTTGTCGGCTTCGAGGGCTCCGAGGACGAACCGGGATCCGTTGCGGAAGGTCCAGACGTGTTTCGTGGAGTTGTACTTCCCCACGGTGGTGGGAATCCGGGCCAGCAGTCGGGGTTCGATTTCCTGTTCGATCTCGGGGAAGGTGCGTCGGAAAAGGATGACTTTCGCGCCGGGGATGAGGAGGCAGAAGTTCACGGCGGCGGCGAGGAGCATTTCGGATTTGCCGCCGCCTGCCGCGCCCCCGTAGAGGAGCTCGTCGACGTCGGCCGCGCCAGCTTCGATTTGTCGGTGGGACGGGTCGTACGGGTACCGCCAGTGTGCGCCCGCCTGGATTGATTCGCTCATTGACCTGCCGATACAGTTCGGGGATGAGTGATTTTTGGAGAGACGTCTGCATGGCAGTCCCCGCGATCTTCGCGCCCCTCGCGCTCCTGGGGTTGTTCCAGATCTGGCGGGAGGCGCAGCGCCGCAATCGCTCGAAATGGAGCATCTCGATTGTTCGACGCGAGAGCAATGGATACGTCGAGTTGGACATCACGATCGGGACCGCCGGGGTCACTCCGCGGTACAGCGTGGAACCCTACGTGGCCCACGCTTTCATTCTCGAAGGGACGTGGGACGGTTTTGAGCGAATCGGAGAGTTCAAGGTCGGTGGCCGTGAACTCACATACTCCATCACCTTTCCCGCGGTAGATATCGATTCGGTGAGGTTCGGCCTGACTTGGACCGACGAAGCTAAGCAGCGACAGCACGGCGAGCGCTGGAGCACCCAATTCGTGGCCGAAGTCTGGAAGTGGCGGCGGCTCCGTCCAGGTGTCGGTCGATGGATTCCGAAACAGGGCAAGCGGCACCGCAAGATCCCGACCGACGACTATCTGGCGTGGCTTCCAAGCCAGATAGGGCCGAGTAAGCAGCATGGCTGATCAACCGCCGTTCGGTCGGAGCGGCAGTGTTCGGGGGTCGATGAGGATCGTTTGCAGCACATCCCCGTTGGCCTCGATCTTCACAGGTGTATCCAGGCCGTGGAGCTTCGACTCCCGCTCCATCAACCGCGTCAACCGATCGATCGCCGCAAGCTTCAACTCCGCACGCGCAGCGATCGCCATCGCATACAGTTCCTCTCTCGGTGTCACCTTGCCCCGCGGTGACACATCGTCCTCCGGGAAGTCGTCCGGCTTCGGATACGCCTCCTCGAGGATCTGAACCGCCACCCTGTAGCCCATCGCCAGCCGCTCGCCGTGCAGCTGCCGCAGAGTGTCAGCCGAATCCGACTCCACCCGCCCCAACGACGCCTGGATCGCCTTGCTCGCCGCCGACCTGTCCGCGTACTCCAACTCCCTGGCAATCCGATCCAACGACCAACCAGCAGCCCGCAACTCCACAGCCCGAGCCTGCTTCTGCCGAATCCCCAACGTCCGGGGCGACGACTGGCGTCCGCGTGGTGGCATTGTGTCCTGCTCCTTGTGTGTCCTGAAACGGTGCGGTTACGGGTGGGCGAGTTCGATGTGTGCGAGTGCCTTGTTGATGGCTGTGTCGGTGGCCTTGTCGCGCTGGTCGGCGTGGGTGGTGCCTGAACCGGCGCGGTCGTCTCCGGTGGGAACGGGTTCTTCGTGGTACCAGTTGCACCTCCGCCGCGTGCAATCGACGCGGACCGCAGGGTGGCTGGTTACCGGGTCCTCAGCCGGTACCTCTGGCTCGTAGGTCTCGGCGAACTGCTCGGCCATGATCGGATAGAACCCCTGCGAATCCTTCGCCACCCACTGGCCAGCAGGTACCGGCACATACGTCTGGTTCGCTGCGACCCACAGGCAGCCCAGGACCCCGGACCATTCCTCCGGGGGCTGGCGTAGATCGGGGGGCAGGACGAGGAATCCAGATCCGGTGTTGCCGGGCGGGTGCTGCCCAGCGGTCCACTCGTGGATGGTGTCGAAACTGGTCTTGTCGCCCTGCCACTGGACGGCCTCGATGACCGTGGGGAGACGCCGGTACCGCTGCGGGGCGGTCACGGCTGGACCCCATGTGTTTCGACGGCAGCGCGAATCGCAGCGTTCGCCTCCTCCACGGTGAGCGACCCAATACGGCGGTCGGGCTTCCAGGACTCGCGTCCCTCGGCCTCGATCGCCTCCCAATCCACCCCGAGTTCACCGGCCAGATCGCCAGTGGACTCCCACAGCACCTCGTTGTACAAGTCCAGGTCCGACCAGATCACCGCGAGTGTCGCAACCCTGTCCGGAGCGACCTTGTGGAGTTCGTTCATCAGGAGGGCAACCATGGCTTGGCCGTTGGACTCGGTCAGGTGGACCACGTAGGCGGCCATGTGCTTCCGGCCTTCGTCGTCGGCTAGGACGGATTTCCCGATCGCGCCGGCGCGGCCGAAGCCGTGGATCGCTTCCTTGAGGATCCTGGTGGCCGGGTTGTCGTTCGGTGCGGGCTCGGTCATTGGTTTCCTCCGTGGGTGTCAGGTCGGGTACAGGTCATGACGTGCCGGCCAGGGCTGCGCGAACCTGGGCCACTTCGGGCGGGACGGGCAACGGCTCGGCCCAGCGCAGCGCGCCGTGCTCCCACCGGTCAGCCAAGGCTGAGACACGCGCGACAACGGCTTCGAGTTCGGCGACACGGGCCTCTGCAATGTCTCGCAGCGTTGCCGGCGATTTGCCTTCGGCGCGCTGGACGGTGAGCCAGAACCGCTCCCATCGCTTGTTCGGGTCGCGGATCTCCATCTGGACGTAGTTTTTCGCATCGCCCAGCGCTTCGCGCATCGTGTCGGCGAGGAAGACTAGCGTCGTTTGGGCGCCGGTCATGCCCAGCACGAGATCGATGCCGTCGTCCGATGCCTTGACTGCGTCGACTGTCATCTCGATCTCGCCGTCCAGCTCTGGTTCAGGCTGGGTGCCCAGGGGTTTCGGCTTCTTACGGAGCTTCAAGGCTGCCCGTTCCAGCACCTGGCAGATACGGCCGATGGATTCTTCGGTGTCGAGGGAGACCGTGGAGGCGGACCCGGCACCCGCCAACACCGACCCGGAGCCCGGTCCGAGCATCGTCCGCCCAAGCGGCTCAAGTGCGGCGTCGAGAACAGCGGTCACGGCGACGAAAAGGTTGATGCCCTGCCCGGCGGGGATCTCCGCGATCGGAACGCGGCGAGTTTCGGTCATGTGCTGATCCGATTCGGGAGCGGGTGCCGGTAGAGAGTGATTACGAAATCGCAGCGACGGCAACGCTTCGTCGCCGTGCACACTCGGAGCGACTGCCACTTCGACGGTTTCCAGATGCCGCGGACGTGGGTGATCGACAGGAACGCCCAGGAGTGCCGGCCGACCCGGCAACGCCAACTCACTCCCCACCCCAGATGATCGCCACGCAGATGATCACCGCGATGATGCCGAACGTGATCAGCTGGCCTGTTTCGCTCATTGTTTGCCGCCTCTTCCGGTGTGGACCGCAGCAGCAGCAAGGACCTTCGCGTGCCGCTCGGTATGAATCACGGACACCGCGTGGTCCCGTGTCGTGCGCGCCAACGGATCCAGCGGGTCGCAGACCCGGGCCAGGTTGGCGATGTACCCGGCAGCGGAGAACCCCGGGATCCCGCCGGCGGCCAACGGCCGGTCGTCCGGCTCCCAGGCCAGTGCGGGGGCGTCGAGGACCGCGTCGTCGGCGGGGTGTTTGCGGTTCATCCGGCGGGCCTCGGTCTTGATGTCCTCGGTGGACAGGCGGGCTGCGAGGTGTAGCGGCTCGGGCTGCGGGGTTTTCGCGATCAGTCCGGCCTTCGTCAGCTCGCCGACACCTCGGGTGAGGTGCCGGCGAGCGACGGTCATGTCCGGGCCGGCGGCCGCGAGGGACTCCTTGGCGATTCCTTCGAGGGCGATCTCGATGGCACGTGATGCGACCTCCGCCGGGTGGCGGGCCAAACCGGCGGCACCGAGGGCGAGAACCCCGGTGCCGCCGCAGATTGGGCAGTCATCCTCGACCAACATCGTCAGCCGCCGGGCGCAAGCCGGGCACACGCGAATTGCCACCAACACCATCCCCACCACATCGTTCCCAGTCTCCCAATAGTAGACTAGTAACTGTGGTCAGTGGTAAGCACCTCGCCGGAATCGGCGAGCAACACCAGGATGCCGCGCCGGAAAACCGGGGTGGCCGCCGGGCTCTCGACCTCGGAGACAATCCACCCCATCAGCCGTGCGTCCGACGGGTGGGCGTGGACCCGCACGTGATGGCACGCCGAGCACAACCACAGCAGGTTCGACAGCACATCCCGGTCCGGGCCGCGCCGCTTCTGCCGGTGGTGAGCCTCCTCGCCGCGGCGTTCACCGCACAACTCGCACACCTCATCGGCCCGGGCCCGCAGCAGCGGCCGCACCTGCCGCATCGCCGAATCCGACGCCGCCTTCCGCCGCGACCTTGACCGCGGGTTGATCCCCGCCGACACCAGACCAGCACCAGACCGCAACGGCACCTTCCGCGGCGGCATCGGTGAGCGCCTCATCGCGGCCGCCGCGACAGGGCATCCCGGTACCCGGCCCGATCGACCACACCGTGACGGACGTTCGCCGGGAGGTGCCCGATGTGCCAATACGCGCCGTTCTCCGGACACGGGTACGCCGACAGTCGGCTGTCCGGGTGCCGCTGGTTCGCGACCTTCCGGGCTACCTTCCTCGACCGGTAGGACAACTTCCCGCACACGACGCAGGTGTGCAACGCCTGGGCGACAGGTTGCCTCATACGGCCGCCTGCCTGCCGGCCCGACGGACCGCTCCGGCCTCCCGGTTGAACACCTGGGCGAGATCCCCGCGGTCCCACCGGCGGAGCCGAAGTTCCATCGCTGACACATTGAGGTGCATCCGCCGGGCGATGCGCTGCGGGTGCTCGCCGCAACTGAGCATCCACTCGACGTCCTCGATGAACGCGGCACGGTCGTCGTCGGTGATCACGTGGCACCTCACGCCGATTCCTTGAGGATCTTGCGCCGTTCGCGTTCGGTCTTGCCGCCCCAGATGCCGAACCGCTCGTTGTTCGCGAGCGCGTAGGCCAAGCACTCGACGTCGACCGGGCACGCGCCACACACCCGCTTCGCGCCCTTGCTGACGTTCTCGCCCTTCTCGGGGAAGAACGCGTCCGGGTCGGTCTCCTGGCACAGGGCGCGCTCGGCCCAGTGGGCCTGGTCGTCGACGGCGGCAGCCAGGTCGTCGATGGCGGTGATCCGACGGGTCATTTGCCGGCCTCGCGTTGCGCACTGACAACCCTTGCGACGTGCGAGAAACGCATCGGATCACCAGTGAAGGGGCTCCGGCAGGCAAACCCGGCCTCGACACCGCAGTACTCGCAGGCGATCGCCTGGGTCGCGGTGAGGAACTCCCGGTCAGCCTCCCGTTCGGCGTCCGAGACCGGATCCGGGACGGCGGCGCGGACGGCGGCGACCTTCGCCAACGCCGCGCGCCGGGCCCGAACAGCGGCCAGGAGCACCGGACCGGTCATGGCCTTCCCGGAACCCAGGTAGTGATCCCGGATCGCGTCAGTGGCCTCAGCGGGTGTGATCCACGGGCGGGGCCGCATGATCTCGAATGCCCAATGGTGAGCCACCTGGGCGGGGTCGAGCTCGGGGGAGTGCACCTGGGCGGCAGCCACCGCGATGAGCGCGGTGTTCAGTGCCTCGGTTGGGATGGGCTTCATGGTCGGCCACCAGGAGCGGCCAGCAGCGCCCGAATGTCCCGTTTGACCAACACCGGCCGCCGGACCCCGTAGCGGCCGTCAGCGGCAGCCAGGGCCTCCGCGCGGGGCAGCCCAGACGCCACCGCATCGAAATACGTTCGCCGGTAGGCGCATTCCTGGGCGTGGGTCAGCTCCGGCGGGAAGTCAGGCGGGCCGGCGGTCAGGATCCGGTCCTTGCGACGCAACCTTGCCGCCGAGGCCAAACCGATCACGTGGGCGGGCATGAGGTACTTCGTCGAGGTGCGGAAGTGTTCCATCGCCGACGTTTTCGCGTCCGCAAGGGAAACGTCATCCGGGATGAGCTCGGACCAGATCTCGACGTCGGCCTCGCCGACTGTTCGTTTGTCGAGGATCGAAATGTACGTCAAGAGCTTGACGGTGTCGGTGCGTTTCATGGGGTTCTCTCCAGTTCAGGGGCTTCGGAGGCCGCCTCGGCGGCGGCATATTTGGCGTGCAGCTCCAGGCCTGCGGCAAGGCGCTGATCTCCGGTGGATGCGGTGCTGACCGCACCGGTTGGTCGCCCTGGCGCCTGCTCGTTGGCGCGGCGCATCCAGTTCCGGTAGGTGGCGTCCCAGTCGGCCTTCGTGGCGTCCTTGCCGGACTTGCTGATCCAGTAGTCCCGGAACTTGTCCGTTTCGGCCCTGCCGTTCACGGCGGGGCACTGGGACTTGACCCACTCGATAAGGGCGCGGTTCGGTGCCCAATCCGGGGGCAGCCGGGTGCCCCTCGACGCGGTCGGGCGGCCTACAGACGTAACCACTTCTGTAGTTACTAGTTCTAGTTCTAAATCTAGTTCTAAATCTGGTACAGCGGTGCTACCTTTTTGCTCTGGCAAACCGCTAGCACTTGCTAGGTTCGCCGCCTTCGCCAAGCCACCCTTCCGGCCCGCTTGAGATCTCTTACTGCGCAGGTCAGTGACGCTCTGGGCGGACATCTGATGGTCCAGATAGTCGTGCATCTGACCGCCCGAATCGTCCAAATACAGGTAGCTGACCTTCACGAGTTCGCGGACGGTTTTCGGTGTAAAAAGCTTCTTGATTTGTGCGGAAGTTAGTCGTCCGTCCGTCAAATTACGGGCACAGAAGCACCACGCCTCGACGAGGTGACGGAACGCCTTGTCCGACAGCTCGATGGTCTTCCAGTGCTCTGGAAAACCGATGTGGACTCGGATGAACAGCCGCTCATCCTTCAACTTCGACGGCAACAGTAAGCCTCCTTCGGGGCAGTCACGTGGTGAGGGCAAACAGGGCAAATTGGTCGATCTTCCCGACGTGCACGACAAGCTCGGCCGGCTCGGCGGGAACGGAGGTGTGCTGGTCGCCCCAGAACGGCCGCAGCGACTCGGCGACGATCTCCTTGAACCTGGCCTGGCACCGGTCCATCACCGCCTGGTCGCCGGCCGCCATGCGGGCGTTGTAGCGATCCCGCCGCGCCTCACCGTCTGCGATGGTGTGCCACGGTTCCCATTTCTCGTCGTCGCGCTCGAGATAGACCGCGTAGAAATCGGACCGACACCGGCTGACCTCCTCCCGCACCTCCGGCGCAAACGTCTTGAGCCAGGTAGTCACGGTCTGCCAGGTGCAGACATGCCGCCATCGCCGGGCAGCGTCGAACTCCTTCTGCGTATTCCAGGTCTCGGGCGAGTAGTACTTCCCTGCACGGATAGCCGTCCCGTCAGCTTCAAAGGCCTGAGACTGCAATACCTCCCATGCCGCCGAGCCCGGACGGTCCAGCCACGGTTCACCAATCGACCCGCCCAGCGCGGTCGGCCTCACCGGCTTCCCCGACACGATCGACTGCGCCGCAGTCACCCAGGTCGCATCGGCCCACACGCTGATCAAGGCGGCCTCGACCTCAGTCAGCGCCGGAAGGATCGCTGAGGTGTGATCGATGGCGTGCCACTCGCTGTAGGCGTGTCCACCCCGCATGTGCCGATGCTGGCCGGGGTGCAAGGCTGGCAGCGTGCACGGCCGGGGATCCCGCGCCTCGTTCGCCGACCAAGCCCGATCGGTAGCACCGCAGCGAGCCGGCTTCATGCTTCACCTGCGAAGTCGAGGACGCCGTTGGACAGGCGGGTCCGCAGCGAGAGATCCAGGTACTCCCGGTTCAGGTCGATCCCGATGTACTTGCGTCCGTTCTGCAGGGCGACCATGCCTGTTGTGCCCGATCCGCTGAACGGATCGAGGACGGTGCCGCCAGGTTTGCAGCCAGCAAGGATGCACCGGCGCGGTAGCTCCGGCGGGAACACCGCGAAGTGCGCACCAGGAAACGGTGTTGTTGCGATCTCCCACACATCGCCGGGATTCTTGCCGAGCGGGTGCCCGTCGACGCCCAGGTCCTCGCGCGCGGCGGTCGACCAGGATTGTCGAGGTTGGCCGATGCCTCCAGGAATCGCGTCGACCGGTCGGCCAGCAGGTCGACGCTGAGGCTTCATCGTGTGGCCCTGCCGGATCGGATCGAGGTCGAACCCGTACCGTCGAAACTTGGTGAACATGAACACCATCTCGTAGCGAGTCGAGAGCCGGTCTGTGACCGACTCTGGCATCGCATTCGGCTTGTGCCACACGATCGCGTTGCGGAGGATCCACCCGTCGTCCTGCATGGCGAAGGCAACCCGCCAGGGCATGCCAAGCAGGTTCTTCGGAGGCACTCCGAACGACCTCTCGGGACTGGGACGAGACATCTGCGCCGCGTCGTGCTTCCGGCCTTCGAGCTGAGAGCTTCCGCCTCGGCCCCATGACGCAGAGCTGGCGAACGAATCCCCGAGGTTGACCCAGCAGGTGCCATCGTCAGCGAGAACTCTGCGGGCCTCTCGGAACACCGCCACCAAGTTGGTGATGAACTCGGCCGGCGACTCCTCCGCGCCTATCTGACCGTCGACGCCGTAGTCACGCAGCCCGAAGTACGGCGGCGAGGTGACGCAGCAGTCGACGCTCGATGCCTTGAGCTTCGACAACACCTCCACGGCCTGACCGTGGTGGAGGGTCACCGAGTCATCGGCGTAGTAGCTGGGCCTCATAGGTGCCGGCCAGCGCGGTTGGTCAGGGCGTAGCCCCCCAGGACCAGCACGAGACCGATAGCGCTACCGGCCCCGAGGATCCCCAGGGCGGCGGCGATCATGCGTTCACCGTTTGCCGGGCGCGACCACGTGCGGGCGCGGAGGCCTCCGCCGGGGGAGGCCCGTCCGGTTCGGCGGCCTGCTCGGCAGCGGCCCTCGCCAGCAACTCGAGCTGCTGCTTGACTTCCTTTCCTGCCACCGTCGCCACGGCCTTCGCCCGCTCGTCCCCGGCCTGGTTCGCCAGATGCCACAGCGCGGTGATCTTCTCCATGTCGTCGGCACCGACGGCGGCCTTGATCTGGAGCTCGAAGTCCTCGGGCACGGTGGGCTTCTCGGCTGACGCTTCGGCTACGCCGGGGTCGACTGCGGTCGGGTCGAGGGTGGTCACGTTGTGGGTTCCGACGGTGTCGGCACCCACGCCGAGGCGGTCGAGCAGGCGCTCGATCGAGAAGTCCGGAAGCACGAACTCTTGACCCTCGGGGATGCTCCACGTCGTCGAGCGAGCCTTGGTGAGGGTGAACTCCCGGAATTTGCGTACCTCGATGACGATATCGACATCGGCGGCGAAGTCTTTGTGGCCGCGGACTTTCCAGATCTTCTCCTTGGTCGGATAGCCGTCGGCATCCATTACGGAGGTCTCGTCAAGTCGGGAGAGCAAGATCGACGGTCCCTGGAACTTGATGAGCATGTCGAGCACCGCGTACCAGCGGCGTTTCGCTCGGTTCCACAGGTCGGTACCGATGTTGAAATCGGCGTCTGGATCGGGTGCCGGTTTCTTGTAGCGGGCAGCCTTGGCTGCCTCTCTGCGGTTGGCCATCTCCTGTGCTTCGTCAGAAAGGAGGTCCCAGAGCCGCCCGAAGGTGTCGACCACAATCAGGTTGGGTTGTCCGTTCTCGAATGGCTCTGCTGCGGCCGCTGCGACGGCGCGCTTAATGCCGTGGTAGGTGCCGTCGTGGTCGACGATCTCGTATTCAGCTCCGGGCACGGAGCCGTATTCGTCGGCGACGGTTTCGCCGATCTCGATCCAGAAGGCCCGACCCAGCCGGGGAGAGCCGGTGGCTTCGGCCGCGGTCCAGGATCGGCCGCCGCCGGGGCGGCCGGCGATAAGCATGGTGGGCCAGGACGGTTTGCCGGACGGTTTGCGGGTTGCGAGCGCCATCAGGCACCGACCTTCATGACCGAGCGGAACGAACGGAACGGGGTGCGGCGGGTGTACTTCGCCAGATCGATGCCGTGGTCGGCGGCCATCTGCTTCGCGTCATAGGTGGTGGACACGCCGTTGCCGTACTTGAAGAGGGGTTTCTTCTGCTCGCCGGGTGCCCACACCTCGACGGCGTCGCCAGCGACCGAGCGGAGGAGGTTCTCGACTTCGTCGAGCTTCCCGCCAGCGTCCTTGATCTGGCCCTTCAACAGCTCCCGGCGGGCGATCAACCCGACGACAGTTGCCGGATCGTCGACCACGGTCCTCGGCACCACGGCTTCCGGGAAGCGCTTCTTCATCTCGTCGACGGTGACGGTGTCCCACTCGATGGGCGGCGGGATCTGCGGGACGACGTGGTCGAACCAGAACTTGTCAGCCAAGATCCGGATGATCGCTTCCTCGGTGGCGTCCCGTTCGACGGTCCAGTAGGTGAACCGACGCCGGTCAGTGATCATCGCGGCGACGTGGACGTGGGAGCGGCCCGACACCATGAGCTGGTGGAGCGCCTGGATCCGCCATGCAGGCGGGAGCGTCCACCGGTCCTCGTTTGTCCACTCGGAGGTCTCATCCTGGTACCGCCGCAGGTAGTGGGTGGCGGTGGCCTTGAGTTCGCAATGCCCTCCGTCGGACGTGTTCCGGTCCGGGGACGACAGCAGGTGCTTGTGCTCGACGTGGCGGAGCATCCCGACCTTGGTCATGGTGACGCCGAAGTGGCGGGATGCGAACTTGGTGATGACCGGTTCGAGGTCGGAGCCGAGTTCCCACTCGATCTGAACCTGCTCTTCTTCGATGGTGGGGTCGATGGTCTGAATCTTCGACTGGTACTTGTCGTAGACGTTCTCGTTGGCATACGGGCAGCCGTTGAGGACGCGAGAGTCGGTGGCGGTCACGCCGGACTGCCGGGCGATGAGCCAGGTGGCACGGTCGTCGAGGTCGGCGGCCCGGATCAGAACCTCGGCCGTCGGATGCGACGAGGACACGCCGGGCGCGGATAGGGTTGTTGTCACTGCTTCCTCCTGATGGGTTGGGGCGGTTCTGGCCTCACGCGGTTGCAGCCGCGTGAGGCCGTTTCACTGGTTGGACTGGGGTTGGGTGGCGAGGTAGTGCTCGAACGCCTGGGCGGGGAGCAGGTGGCGGCGGCCGATCTTCATGCCGCCGGGGATCTCCCCGCGGCGGAGCATCTGGGCGATCGTTCGTGGCGTCTTCCGGAGGGTCGCGCCGATTTCCTCGGTCGTGAGCATCGGCTCGCGCGTCATGATGCACCACTGCCTCGGGTGGAAGTAGTAGCCAGGTCCACGGGTTCCGCGACGTGTTCTTCGAAGATCTCGTCGACTGCGACGCCGAGGGCGCGCGCGATCCGGGCGGCAATGCTCGGGCTGACCTGCCCGTGTCGGCCGGTCTCCATGCCGGACACGTACTGCTGAGAGATGCTGGCGGCCTGAGCAAGCTGGACCTGCGACCCGACGGTCGCGATTCGAAGCTCACTCAGGCGGGATGGATCTCGCGGGTGCATCCAGATCTCGACGAACTCGTCGCCGTCGTATCTTCCCTTGGTCAC